GGTATGCCAACCAGTAACATCTTGAAGGGATGGATCGTAAGAATTGTCTTTTACGTGCCATCCAGGACCATACGGGGGTCTAGGATGACACTACAGTTTACCTGTACGTTTCATGTCATTACCTCTTTTGTTTAAGTCTTAATTATACAGTCATTCTTGACTGTTGTCAACCACTTTCTGGCACATAAGTACCAGTATGATTTACTTCGTCTTCATCGATCAAAACACCGGCACCTTTAATGTCAAGGGGCACGAATTGGATCAAATGAAAAGTTCATTTCTTGCTCAAGTTAAATTTTTCAAAGAACTCAACTTGCTGTTGGGTGCAGTCAAAAAGACAAGACACTATAGATTTGTATGGGCATACAATCATGCAAATGTTTACCAGCCTGACATTGATTACTACCGCGAGATGGTAACTGTTAGGACCGGTCTCGGATCCTTTTACAACATGCAACACAACGAAACGTTAGATGATGTTGTCCAAGGTTATCCTGCTCCTACAAAAATTTACTTGCTAGGTGGCAATGTAACTGGCTGCATAGTCAATACCCACTTGCCGTTTAACTACACTGCATTTTCAACAGGACCTGTCAAGCCCGAACTGATACTGGATCTTTGCTACGATTATATCGTACCTTACACGTCAGATAAAGAACTGTACTCCAGGCTGGCAACTTACTGCAACAAACACAACATGTCTTTTACTGACAGTTCTTCTTTGAAATTTGAACTGATACAATAGTGGAATACGGGGTCGGATTTGAACCGACGGTTTTACTGGTTTGCAATCAGTTGCCTTGGACCACTCGGCCACCCGTACATATGAAGTTGATGCTACTGCAAAAGTTGTAGCTGACCTTGGCAGTTTCATTTTAAGTAATTGTGTCATAACAAGGAGACACAATATGTCATATTACAAATCACGTCAATCAATGGTAAGAAGCCGCAATGGCTTACTTTACCGTCAAAATGAAACCAATGGAACCGAAACTGTACCAGAAGTAGAAACTGATGACGACTCCGCAGAAAGCACACAACCATGTGTGTCATTTAACATTCCAACACTGATTCGCGTACTTGAACTAATTCGCGAAGATGTTGTCAGTGATGATATTCTACATTTTGTTGTAGAGAAAATCATTGAAGTTGGTGCAGATCAAGACGCTATTGACATGGACGACTACGAAGAAATTGCTAGTGTAGTTCCCAAGCGAGTGATGATGGCACAACGTCGATTAAAGGACGGTCGTCGTATCTAAATTGGTGCTCTTGGAAAGAATCGAACTTTCGTTACCTCCATACCAAGAAGGCGTTCTGCCATTTAACTACAAGAGCAGTGGTACCCCGAGTCGGATTCGAACCGACACGATTCTCCTTTTGAGAGAGACGCCTCATACCAATTGGGCTATCGGGGCATTGGTACCAGCGGAGGGGATCGAACCCTCTCAAGAACGCTAATCTGGCGCTAAAAGGTGTATAAAACCTCTCTGACTACCAAGTCTCGCTGGCATATACTGGCAGAGGGTATAGGAATCGAACCAAGATTAGCGAGTTCAAAGCCCGCTGTGATAACCATTACACTACACCCCAACAAAAATTGGTCTCCATGGTAGGATTTGAACCTACAGCCTCCTCGTTCCAAACAAGGCCGTCTACCAGATTGACATTACACAGAGATTAAAGTGGTACCTTGTTGGAGAATCGAACTCCCGTCAGCGGTATGTAACACCGCAGTTCTACCATTAAACTACCAAGGCATAAAAATTGGTCTCGCATGTAGGACTCGAACCTACGATGTCTCCGCCCCAAACGGAGTGGTATAGCCACTAACCGAATGCGAGATAAACTGGCCCTTGAGGTGTACGTCGAAATACACATTCCCATCTATTGGCTAGGGTGTATACGGCCCCGCTTAACTCAAGGATAAAAATTGGTGCGTCTGTATGGAATCACTTATTCCACAGACTTTTTACATATTCTTTTATAGTATCAACTTCGCCATAAACTAAATTGATTTTGCATTGTACATAATCTAGTTTTTCTTGTTGTGATGCAATGCAAAATTTATTCTTAGGATCCAAAAACAAGTCAAATTTTGGCAGATAAAAATCTGGAAAATATTTACGGCACTTGCCCAATGAATCAATCCAAGGGATATGAGTTTTTGGTCGCTGATACTCAATTTTGTTTTCGTCCATCCAAACTGCTAATTCTACTTCCCATTTAGAATCATATGATTCATTATTATAAATGGTTTTACTACCTGCTCTATTTTTACGTTTAACTGCAAGAAAGCACTCGTCTGAACATGTTGTGTTATATTCTTTTGTATTTAGATTGTTGCTCCAAAACTGATTTTTGCAATAAGAACAGTTTGCTAGTTTAATTTTAGTATATGGCCCACATGCTATATTTGGATTGGCGTTTAGCATTGAACTTGCCCTTGCTTTTTTGGCCAAATCAGTCAGTGCAGAAAAATAGTGTGTAGCTGATTCGCTTTTCTTTTTATTAGAAGCATCGCTAAACACTCTAGAATTTGCACATTGCCGAGAACAAAATTTCCCTGGTTTACTGTGTTGCTTATTACATTTTGGACATGTTTTCATAATCGAACCTTATGAATGTATTTAGCATTATGTGGTATCTCTGGAGCGATTCGAACGCCCAACCCCTTCATTCGTAGTGAAGTACTCTATCCAACTGAGCTACAGAGATCCATTATACTACAGACGCAGATTGAATTTGTAAGTTGTGCCACCATCGTTATTGGCACCATTCACCTATTTGCATAAAGCCCGGGCTAGGACTCGGTACGTTACTTGGGATACTTGTCCAGATGATACTCCAACTGTATTCCGATCTTCCGATCAGACGGGGATCGAACCCGCTACCTTCTACCGTTTCGGTCCTTCGAAGAAACCTAGACGGCGTGACTTTCTCTTGCTAACACTTACAAAACTTGGTAGCCTGTCCAGGTAACGCTCCTGGGTCGCTCGATTATCAGTCGAGTGCTCTACTATTGAGCTAACGGGCTAATTTTTCTGTTTCTGCCACGCCACGTTGGCGTTTGTGCGTGGCAATTTGGACAAAGGCATTCTAAATTAGATCTGCTATTGTTTTTATTATTCCCATCAATGTGGTCAAGTTCTAAGCTGATAGGCTTTCCCTGCCAACTATCTATACCACACTTATTGCATTTACCATCTTGTTCTAATAGAACTCGCTTTCTGCGACCATCGTGTCCTAGCTGTTCAATATCACTTGATAATAATCGTTCTTTACAAGATTCTGCTCTTGATACGGCGCCTTTACGCGACCGATTCTTTAATTCTTCGGGGCTAAAGGTAGAGAACACATCCTTTAGTTGTTTTGATCTTTTTTCTTTTTGGGTAGCTGTCCATACTCTACTATTGGCACATTTTCTACTACAGAAGGTGCCTGGTTTAGTATGTTCAACTCCGCATTTGGGGCATATTTTCATAATCGCATATCCTTATAACAAATTTATTTATACGTTATGCGATTAAATGCCCCTTTATGAAGGAATATATTGGTGCCGCTGACAGGGATCGAACCTGTTTCCCCGGATTTTCAGTCCGTCGCTATGACCACATCAGCTACAGCGGCATAAACTTATTAGGGGTGACCAACGGGGCTCGAACCCGTACTACCAGAGTCACAGTCTAGGTTGCTACCATTACAACATGGCCACACCTAATAAGTCTAAAATAATAATTGGCAGTGAGCAAGGGATTCGAACCCTTGTGCCCCTTTACGGGACGCACTCCTTAGCAGGGAGGCACGATTAGCCGGACTCTGTCAGCTCACTATAAATTGAATTTGTTTATCGTCACACACTATCCAAGGCATGCGCTGAACCTGATTCTAAGTACAGGTTTGCTACGGGCATCAAGTACAGTAACAAGCGGCTTGGTTGACTCGCTACTCACATATGGGTAACCGTACACACATAAACAAAACTTGGTGGGCCCACTTGGATTTGAACCAAGGACCAATGGATTATGAGTCCACTGCTCTTACCACTGAGCTATAGGCCCTAATCTTGGCGGAAGCGGTGAGATTCGAACTCACGGACCCTTTCGAGTCTCTAGTTTTCAAGACTAGCGCCATAGGCCACTCGGCCACGCTTCCTTATTGACTGGCATCCCCCGAGGGACTCGAACCCCCACGAACGGTTTTGGAGACCGACATGCTGCCATTACATCAGAGAGACATTAAATTTTGGTGGAGTATCCTGGGATCGAACCAGGCGTGCCCGAAGGCGGCGGATTTACAGTCCACTGCATCACCATTGATGCTTCTACTCCATTGTTGGCAGAGGCGTCCGGATTTGAACCGAACCTAACTGAGTCAAAGTCAGTTGTGCTAACCAGGCTACACTACGCCCCAACAATTTTTGGTGGATGTGGTAAGATTCGAACTTACTAAGCCTTGCGGCAACCGGGTTACAGCCGGCAGTGACACTCCAACGTCAACCGCACATCCATTATTATTAAACACACTGTCTGCGACATTTCAGTCCTGACCAGCTCAATGTGTGTATTAAAACATACTCATTGAATATGCTTTAATACGAACCGATTTTTCCTCCCACAAAAGGGATTTCATCCTGGTCGCCGCCCGTTTGTGGCATGTTTAGAGTGCGCCACCCAGTCCTCGTTACTGGTATCTTCACACTTTGAAGTTAAGCAAATTCTTTGCTTGACTTCCTTTCCTGAATCTTAGCGTACAATCTAGCACGTTCCATCTTCTCTTGAATCAATCTCTTGAAGTCCAAGTCAGACATTGTGTACCGTTTTGTAAATGCCAATTCTAATTCTTTCTTTTTATCTGTCATCATTTCCTATAAAGAAAAACCCTAGGGTTTTTAGTCCTAGGGTCCTTGGAGTTTGGTGATTACACTTTATGCGTAACCACTTCCTTCTTGGACCCTGATTCTAATATGACTGCGATAGCTCACTTTAAAGGAAGGGCAGAATGGCATGCTCGGGTTTGAGCGCCACTGTTGCTGTTTCGATAAAGATGATATGTTTGTCATATTAGTTTGCATTGTACTTTTACTTAGTCTCTTAGATTGCTACTGTTAGCTCTTAGCCGTTAAAACTTGCGTTTTTGGACAAATTGCTTTTTGTTGCATCATGTATCTATTGTAACGTACTTTCCTAGTGTTGTCAAGTCTTTTCTGACTTATTTTTAAAATTTCTTTTTAGTAAGAAAGTAGCATCTCTGCTACTTCCTTCTTGCTTGCATTTATTGTAACATCGACTTCACAGTCTGTCAAGCTAATTTTGCTTTGATTTCCATGTAGAACTGATGATACTTTGCCATACGTGCAAGATCCTTTTCAGTTACACCTTTGAGACGTCGAACGTCTGTGTTGTGTCGCAGATCAGCCATCTTGACTCGCATCGCATCTTCACTAGCAAACACGCCGTCCTTGTACTCATCGTAAGTTTGGCCTGGTTGCTTGGTTAGGCAACGGATACCAGCAATAACTCTTTCAGAGATGCCTGCTTCACGTAGGTCCTTGTAAGTAACACTAGTGTCTTCGATGACGTCATGTCCGAGTGCCATGCACATCAGCTCTTCGTCGTCTGACTTGAGATAGTGCATAACCTTCAGTGGGTGCAGAATGTAAGGGTTTCCGCCTTTGTCAAACTGCCCATGATGTGCATTAGTTGCAATCATCAACATCTTGTCAAGCATTTCGCCTTTTCTCATCTTGCACTCCTTTCTACTTAATTACAGTATATGACAATAGTATCATCTTGTCAATCACTGTTGCAAAAATACAACAGATTATTTCTTGCTTTGCTCTGCTAGCTCTTTGTACCCTGCCCAACTTGGGTGGATAGCATCTGCTTGTAAGCGTTTAGTACTAATAATTGTATCACCAAAGTTTTTAGCAATAATTTCCACAATTTCATTGACGCTTGGCTTGCAAAACTTGTCATTGCATGGGGGCAAGATCCAATATACGCGACCGGCTGTTACGTTTCGTCGCATAAACATTAGCTCGTCAAACGTCTTTACACCTTTGTGATCATTTGTGCCCAAACTGATAATGACGTTTTGGGCAGTAAGGTCCTTCTTTTCTTTGACGATGTAATGCTTGTTCCATTGCCAAGAGTTCCATCCACCTTTACTGTAGCTAACACATTCTTGTCGAACATTTGCTGTTCCAACTGCAATGCTGTCACCAATAATTAAACACTCTAACATAGTATCTCCAAAAGAAAAGCGATTACTGCTATTATACAATAATCGCTTTGTGTTGTCAACCTGTTTAACTGTTTAGGACCTTAGCAACCGAATTCATAACACTGGCAATACGTCCAATGTCGCGAAGGTTCTCTACTGTGTAGCCTTCAGTCTTCAATGTGTCATAGTGCGCCTTACTCATAAAACTTTGTATGTATAGGCACCCTTGTCGTGGCCTGTGTAAAAACGACTATTCTTAAAAACAGGACGACCTGTATTATCAATAGCGTGAATAACATGTTCTACACGGGGGAACGCATTCATATTGTTTTTAATATAAAGGAGCCATCCTTTAGATTTTTTAACCCAGTGTGCCTTTACTAACTTACCAACAGTATGGTTCTTAAAAGCATGGCGGGCATAGTTATCTGTAGTATATGATCTATCCTGACGAATCTCCCAATCCTTACTGTCTGTGCTAAAAGGCGTAAAGCCTTGTGTAATAACAAAATTACAGATTTCTTCTTGATTATCGTGGATTTTCTTATATACTGAGGTAGGAACATTAATAAGCATGTCTGCTTCAGTGCTGATATAACGCTCGCTATCGTCAATTACTTCACTAGCACTTCGAGTACTAGTGCCGTTAAGTATCCCAAGTTTCTTTTGGATTGCCGCTTTAGTAATTGGGCGACTACCCATTACCCAATCTACAATTTGTGTAGAGGTCATTGAGCCCACTGTATTCAAGTGAGATATAAACATTCCAATTTGATCCTTGTAGTTCTCAATGTCTTGTTTTATATCATCAGTGGTCCACATTACATTTTTCTTCAAGGCAGGTCGGATACCAGTACAACGCATAGCCTGGATTGCCGTTGTAATGTTTTCCCGTCCAGGGCCATAGTATGCTGTAAAATTACAATAGAATCCAAATTCTAGACTAGTTTGATCGTACCAGTGTTCGCACTCTACAGTAATACTCTTACCTGTCATTAGTTTGCTAATAATAACAATGGCTTTTAATTCATCGCGATCCCATCCGTGGGCAATGGCGGTAAGTTTTTCTGAGATAGTTAGATCTTTGGCGTGTCCGTTATGGACGATAATAATAACCTCTGAGGAATGATTTAATTGATTAAAATCTTCGTCATCCCATAGAGATACTGTCCTGTTTTTATTTTGGAATGCTCTAGTAAGCATTTCAGCAACTTTAAGATGTCCAGAACGCATACGCCCAAACACCACATTGCCAATTTGTACCAAAGACTTGGTCTGCGAATCATCACCAATAGATTTTTGATTATTGATCAAAGATTCTACTTGGTCCACAACAATCTTGATGTTGGTAGTATTTCGTAAATTGGCTTTCTTTGTATAGCAATCTCCGCTAAAATTATTTTCTATAGCAAGTACAGGTTCAATAAAATTAGGGATATTCAAACCTTTATAATCTGGATGATTTGGGATTTGATAAATTTGCTCTTTTGTTAGGTAGCCCAGATCTGAACTGTACTTACCGTGAATAAGGATGTGGCTCAGCAAGGTAGCACTAACTGAGACCTTACTAATGTTATGTTTATTATGTACCAATAGATTACCTAAAGCGGTATCGCACTGGCTTGTTTCTGTTAGTTCGTGGAACTCTTCACCTTCGTCCATGATTATAAGAATTCGTGGAGAGGGTTTATTAAATTTTTTGGCTGTTTTTTCTGCGTCAGCAACGATCGCATCAATGCGATTGGTACGATTAGCATTAGTCATATTGATAAAAATATCACCTTTTACCATATAAGCAGACTTATCTGTCGTGCTTTTAACTTGACGACCAATTTCTTTACCCCAGTCAATAGCACGATCCAAAATTTGGGTCATCGCTCCTGTAAGATTTGTAGTACTAATAATTACATTATCAACTAGATTATCATCTAGAGCCTGGTCTGCTAGCCAGAATTTGAAGAAAGTTTTACCAGATTGAGTATCTGCCAAAGCGTAAATTGGTAATTTATTTTGAATACAATACTTGAAATTTGGCCAATTATTAATGACCCTATTTCTTTGTAGATTGATCAAATCGCCAGCAGGGGTATTACGGCGTTTTTGGAAATCTTTAAGAATTTTGGACATAACTCAACTTTCTGTGTGTTTGTATAAGTTATATTATACAACCATTTTATCAGAAAGTCAAGATTTATTTTACCAAAAGTTATTCTTTGGATTTACAGTTGTTTCCGTGCCAACGATTGAACATTCCAGAACTAACTGTCTTGCTACAATGCGGGCAAGATTTTTTGATTTGGCTTGGGTGTGTCCCGTTTGCCAGTTGATTCTTTACGGACTGTCCGCCCAAAAAGTTATGACTGCCTTCTGCTACTCGTTTTTGGTTAGTTTTACGAGATACTTCTCCGCCCAAAAACGGATGAGTTCCATTCTTGACTTTTACCAACTCTTTTTCACGAGCCCAATCTTTGTCCAAAAAGGTATGGTTGCCTTCTGCTATTCGTTTTAGATTTCGCTGTGATGCTTTGTCACTATCTTGCCAGTGATGCTCGCCTGCTTCTACCAAACGCTGTTGTGTTCGCTTTTGTATCTTACCGCCCAAGAAGTTATGTGTGCCGTTCTCAACTGCTTCTAATGCCGCCATTCTTGACAGATTAGATTTTTCTTCCGGGCTTATTTCTAATGCTCCAGAAATCAACAAACAAGCATACCAGTCTCCTTGACTGTAGTGTATGTCGTAGTGTTCCTGGATAGTGACCGCTTTTAAGTTTGACGGATCATTGTTAGTATGATCCCCGTCAATGTGATGGATTTCGTAAGATCGTCCATCAGCATCAACGGGAATTTTACCGTAGTGCTTTTGATATATGTTTCTATAAGATCTATCTCGTCTCATAGAAATATTTATCAACTATTCAGCACCTTCGCTACACTATTCATTACTGCCGCGATTCTACCTATGTCTCGTAGTTGCTCTACAGTATAGCCCAATGTCTTCAAACCATCGTAATGGGCTTTCACGCAGAACTCGCATTTTCCCACAATACTAGCGGCAAGACTGAACGCTTCAAAGTTGGCCTTAGTAGTTCCGCCATGACTTGCAATTGCATTCATACGTAACTGTGCTGGCAACCCTTTTAGCTGTTCATCATTAGCCATTTCAACGAATGGGTACCACACATTGTTAGTCGCCATTATTGACGCGGCCGTCATCGCAGGTTCGGCATATACTGGATTGTCCGAAAGCATAATGCCCAACAACTTACCATTTCCAGTTGCCGCCAGTGCCGCCACGGCACACCCCATTGCTACATCAGCATCAAGAGTGCTACGCAATAACACCGAATCAATGTTTAACCTTGTATCTTTGGCATAATCTGGTAATGCCGGTTTAACTACTTCAATAAAACTCATTTTGTTTCTCCTTTATACATTTCCTAATCCAATTCTACTATAACCCAACTTTGATTTAATCTCTTTACGGCTTTCTTTATCTACTGGGCGAATCTCTGGATACTTGCGTGGCTTGTTGGGCCATCCTCTTGGATCTACTGTTTCACCAGTTAGCACATACCGAAAGTCTGGATCATAAACCATATTGCCAGAACTCTTGGGCACAACCTTACCATCCTTATGAACAAAGATGACGCCTCGTTGCATACACCAACTCCAGCCTTTGTCTGTCATTACATTGCCGTTGACTGTGCCAACATACTTGACTACATTGCCTTTGTGCATTTCTCTAACGGCTTCGTGATAGTCAATCATTCTTCTACTCCGAAATGTTGTTTAATCTCGTCAATACATTGCGACCCACCATTCAACCAAGTATCAACACTTTCAGGAACAGGATCGCTGATAACTTGCTCACAACAACCAATACATTCTTTCACAATCAACTCGGCGAACTTTTCTAACTTAGTTGGAATACCTTCTGGATTGTATGTAGGCAATCCAGCCTCGTGAGCAAGTTCTCTAATTCGTTCGTTCATTTCGTTTCCTTACAGTTATCAAAGTGCCACCTTGTCATAGAACCGCCACTACCTACTTTACCGCAATGAGGACAAGTAAAAGTTTCCTTCTTACCCTGATTAGCCTGGCGTAGTTTTTCTTTAGTTTCCTCGCTTGGTGTTTTACCATAACTTGGATTATTACTACCTAACTTTGCATGCCTAATCTTGTCTCTTGTCTGCTCTGTGAATGGTTTGCGTTTCTTCCCTAACTTTGCTTCACTTTGCTTCTTACGAGTTTCCTCTGATGCTACTTTGCCTCTATTAGGACTTGGCTTGCCTCTATTAGGATGAACCTTTTTGATAGACTCGCTTTGTTTCTTACGAGTGTCCTCTGATACTTTTACACCTGTTCTGGTAAACTTACCATCGCCGTTATGTTGGTTAAAACTCATTGGATTGTGTTTAGCATCTAATGACTCCAACAAAGTAGTTTCCAGTTTAATCATCTCTTCTGGGCTACCAGTTTTGATGACTTCTCGTTTCCACTCTGTTGGATTTTGTTTTATCAACGGTTTAATAAGTTGGCTTGAACTAATGTAGCCATCTTGGGGATGACATCCTTTAGCGGTTCTACAACCAATGTACCACTTGCCCGTAGGCAAGTGTGTCCATTTATAAACGAATGATGTATGAGTGATAGTTTCCATACAAGTATTTATCACTCATTACATTATTCTGTGCCATTATAGTGTCTCCCCACCCACAGTACGGTTACAAGCACACAGTTCACCTGTTTGCAATGCGTCCAATACACGAAGTGTTTCTTCTGGGCTACGACCAACATTCAAGTTGTTGACTGTAACGTGCTGGATAACGTTTTCCGGGTCAATAATAAATGTTGCACGAAGTGCGGCGCCTGCAGGTGCGTAGAATACACCCAATTGCTCAATCAAGCTCAACTCGCCACGTTGTGTGTCGGCGAACTGGTGGTGTGTAATCTTGCGTAGGTCATCATGGCTCTTTTGCCATGCTACCTTGCAGAACTCGTTGTCTGTGCTACCTGTTAGCAATACTGCATCACGGTCAGCAAAGTCTTGTGCCAACTTATCATAAGCCACAATTTCTGTAGGGCATACAAATGTAAAGTCTTTTGGATAGTAAACGATTATTTTCCACTTGCCTTCGAAGCTGTTTTCTGTGATTGTATAGAACGCATCCTCTGGCTGTCCTGGCTTCACTCCTGTGACTGCGAACGGTGCTAATTTATCTCCAACTGTTTTCATGCTTATTTCTCCTTGTTAAGCGAGTGCGCTCTGATCTTTCATAAGCATCAGAGCTCAGTGTTTATACTGATAGTTCAAGTATAACAGTATATATCATAGAAATCAACTATTATTTCATGGTTTTCCATAATATCTTTTTATGATGATTATAGGAGAAATCAATGGTAGCCAAGGGCGGCCAGTCGTGACACTAACTCGTCCCATGGGATTTGTTCGGCTATTTCGGTTGTGATGATGATGCGGTTTTCGTTACAGTCGGGTGCTTGCATGCGATGGGCTATTTCGGTGCGGTTCCATCCTGCACCCGGATTGATTACCTTACACACGGAATCGGTTCCCCAATCCACAATAGTAGACTTGTAACTGTATGCAGTATGTTCGCGGCCATTGCGTAATTCAGTAAAGGCACGTTCTTCGATCTTGTCGCTGTCAACACCATCGTCCCACCATTCTAATTGTGTAGGGCTACATCCAAAGTAGGGTATGTTAAAACGTGCCACCATTGGAGTCCCGCGCACAAAGGCATCAATGTGAGCGTTCAATGGACATTGGTTCTTGTGGCCAATAAATCCAGCAAAGCGACGGATCTTTAACCCAAGGTCGGCAAAGTGTTGTTCTACTGCGGATCGTTGTGGCCAATCAGCAAAAGCAGTCTGTGGCAAATCAACACGATCAAAAGCGCCTTTGATAATGTTTAATGCAGGTGTTAAACGTGGTACTATGTTTTGCTGGACCCATTCTCGATCTGATTCTGTAGGTTCAAAGTCAGGTGTTGGCACATTGTAGATTTTGCTCATGTTGTATTTAATGGTAAATTCACAGTAACATGCTCTAATAAGTAAGGAGAGTAGAATACTACACATAGGAGAATTTATGAAATTATTAAAAACATTGGCAGCATCAGCGGCTTTGTTTGGTTCAGTGGCGTATGCACAAAACATTGAGTTTACAGTGCATGCGGCACCCGGTGGCCCAAGCGACACGGTGACTCGAATCATTGCAAAATCAATGGATGATAAAAACATTGTAGTTGCCAATCGGCCAGGGGCTGGCGGTCGCATTGCAATGAAGCAAGTTATGAACGGCAACTCATTGATCTTGACTACCATGAGTCAGATCTTTGTTACCAATCCCATTTTAGCAGGTGACAAGTTAGAGTATAATCCAGAGAAGGATTTGGAGCTAATTGGACTTGTTGCATCAATGCCAAACGTTTTGGTTTGTAACAAGACAAAAAATATCAATAGCATTGCTGATCTTGATCGTACAAGCGACTTAACATTTGGCTTTGCTGGTTATGGTAGTTCAGAACATTTAGCAACTGAAGTACTATTCAAGAAGCTGAAAACTACACATCGCTTAATCCCATACAGCAGGGGTGGTAGTGCGGCAGTGCAAGATATGGTTGGTGGATCCATTGACTGTATGTTTGCCAACTTCCCAACTGTTCGTGGTTGGACAGGTGACAAGCATTTGACTTTTGTAATGTCAAGTCATGAGTTGGGATTAGGTATTCCAACATGGCGCGAAGTATACAAAGAAGACTTTCCATTCCAAAGCTATTTGGGTGTAGTTGTAAGCAAGCAAATGGATCCTGCTACTCGTCAAGCATTGGTTAAAAATCTAACCACTACATTTAAGAGTCCCGAATTCATTGCCGACTTAAAGAACGCTGGTGTGTTTCCAACTGTTGGAACTGATGCAAAAAGCATTGAACGTGGTTTGAAAAACAATCGTGCGTTACATGACTTTATCGTTAAAAATAACATCAAGCTAAACTAATAGCACCCAAGAAAAAGCCCAGCTTAGCTGGGCTTTTTTTACGACTTGATTATCGTATCCAAACAGATTCAGGAGTAAGTGTTTTTAGTGGGCCAAGATTGTAAGTATGTGTTACAACAATCAGACCATCAACTCTATCATCTGGTAATTTTTTAGTAAACGGGACCAGTTTATTTTGAACGTAGTCAAGGCCTTCACGCCATACATTATGCGCCTTAGTTCCTGTGTATAAGTCAGTAAACCAAGAGTCAAATTCACTGTACCAATCGTAAATGGCCTTTTTACTTTGGAACCAATTGTTATCCCAAGTAGTGTATAACAGTCCACGTAACAGCGGATCATGCACCAGACGATATACGTCTGGTGTAACTGTTTTTGTTTGCCACATGGCCTGATGCTGTGGATTAGCTTCAAGCCACTTCTTGATTACATGTCCTTGTTTAATCATAATCTCAACACAGTCTGGTGTCCAATAAAAGAACTCTACCGTACTGTTAGGATACTCTTTCAAGTGTTCGGCAACTGTAATCATATTTGTAGTACGATCACTAAAGGCCATCATAAGCTCGCCGCGATGAATCATGGTGCGTGGCTTTTCAATACCAACCACAACACCAATCTTTTTGTCCTTGTCAAAGTTCTTGCGAATCTCGGTAAAGTGCAGGTAGTTGAAGCGTGTCATACCTACAGGGTTTAGACCTTCACGCTTGTTCAACACCCAACTTGCATCGCCTGCTGTTTCTAATTCATCAAACAGTGCATCACTACAATCAGTAACAGTGATTTTTGTACCAGGCATGGTCTTATGAATGTCTTTGAGACGCTCAACAGTGTTCAAATGATGTTCTGCCTCTGGCGCATTGTATGCTTCTCGATTGTTAATATCAACTGTCATAGCCTTGGCAGAAGCCTTGGTCATTGTGTTTGTGATAATCTCGTCAATGTGCAGACCTTGACGTTGAAACGCCGTAAGAATATTATGACTATCAGCACCGCCAGAATAGCTTAAAATGAGATAGTCATATTGTTCACGCAACTGACGAGCTCGACGATCATACAGCTGATCCAATGACAATTCAGGCTCTTTGGTCCAGTCATACTTGTTAAACTCATCGTTGTTAAAGACCCAGGTAACTGGTTTAGCATGTTCAACTGCATGAACACATGCACGAATCTTAGAATCAAATTCTAAGTTGTCACAAATGTAGTAGCCAAGTTTCTTGTTAATATATGGATTGTGTATTCTCATTAGTCTGCTTGCGTATATCTTATAGTTTTACCCGAACCCCAATCGCTTAGGTGGGCAATAAGTTCATCTCTTGGAATGAACACTGCTTTATTTTTGTAGTTATGACGTAGTCGAGTGTCGCTTGGATTCATAATGAAGTCAACCTGCTCGGAACTAACGTATTTTGGAAATATTTCAAGTTCCTTGCCCCAGTACATGCCGTAAATGATTGGTTTGACATAATACTCCCAAGAGAAGATCAGCGGCGGAGGATTGCCAGTGTCTTTGTCAACCAGGCCATTGCCCTTAATATATTCCAATCCATTGATGTAGCCGGTAACTACCGGATCAGACAAGTAAGCAAGTGCAAACTCATTAAACGGCGCACGCCGATCAATACATACAATCTTACCTGAACGTTCAACTTGCTTTAATGCTCGTTGGCTAGCTACTTCAATTGCGGTCCATGATTCCATGCAGTATGCTTTGTTATTTGGACCGCGATAGATAAAGTCAAAACTTTCAATGCCCTGGCAAAAATCTCTATCCTCAGGCAATTGAGCTAGAAACTTTTTCATCATGTGATGTTCGGCTGGGATGCCAGTTTCAAACGCACATGCTTCTATTTCTTCACGTATGGCAAATGGATCTATTTCAATGATGATACATTTAAAGCCGTACTTCTTTTCTAGTATCTTTATGTTGTTGTATTCGTAATCATTGTACCCTGGATGGTACATAAACGCACACTCATATGGTAATCCAAGCGTGTGAAATGTGTGAAGCAATACTTGACTATCCAATCCACTGGTCAAACTAATGAGTACCTTGGTATTGGCTTCTCGAGCCAATCGAATACAACACTGCTCCATCTCCTGGCGTACATTGCCAATAGGACGTTCACAGCTAGTGTATTCTACGTAGAATTTTTCGTTATCGTCTAATCCGTATATCATAAGTTTAAAAGTTTATCAATGTATTGGTTTACTTGAACTTGAATTAGTCCTTGCAGTTCTTTAAGATTCCATATCTCCCTGTTCTCCCACTTAAATTGCTCTTCTGGAATACCAAGCTGTAGTAGTTGCATAATTTGCCACGACCCATGTTTGGCATTATAAGGCTTTACCTTAGGAATTATAATATCTTCAACTAGTGCATCAACTTCATACTGATTCCAGTAATCATTTTTCCAATAGCCAAATCTGCCAAAGCCTGGACCTTTAGGGTGAGGTATTTTGTTTTCAAATGTGTAACCGTATTTGGTTGCATTGCGTTCAAACTCGCTTGCATGTTTTACATGCGGATTTGGTGTTAAGCCCAGAGAATGAATTGTCATATTGTACATTTGATTATCAATAAACCAGTCGGCAATTTCTACGATGTCTTCTTGCTTGTCGCCAGGTAAGCCTGCAATAAAACTTAGCGTTTGATGTACTTTGTTACCCCAGATGTTGTGATATAGTTCTGGCAAAAACTCTTTACCACTTTTAGCACTCCATCCCTTGCCAATGGTCACTGCTGAATGTTCGTTGAAAGTTTCAATGCCATGAAATGCGCTGAATAGTCCAGTTTCTTGAAGCATTAGCGGAACGTCAGGGAATCTGTGCAACAGGTCTGCACGTAGATAACAAGTGTACTTGATTTTGAATGGTAAAGAACTTACCATTTTATGCCAGGCCTGCATTTTAAACTCAGTGTCATTGAACGTGTCGCATATGACATAGTAGTTGGTTGTACCCCACTTGGCATAGTTGTGAAGCATTTCTTCTTTGACTAGTTCAAAGTCCCGCAGGTAATCTAGCTTGCCACGACCCAGCATTAGATGATTGCAAAATTTGCATTTGAAGATACATCCGCGGCTGATCTCAATTGGTAACGTTTCGCCAGGTAAGATGCAATCTTGGTCAGTGAATCTAAATGCATCCTGTTCAATGTCAAACTTTACATTCAACGGCGTTGAGTATTGCTTATACGTTTTTCGTTGCGAAGATTTAAGTACAATACCTAAAGTAAACTTTGGTTCGGGACCTCGACCTGCAATATGATCAAGTACTTCAACAAATATATCTTCGCCGTACTCGGCAATGGTAGCGTAGGTTTTTATTCCAGACTCTAAGCGGGCAGTGTTTAGTCCATAGCCGCCGATGATTAATTTTAAGTTGGGGTATTGACTTTGTATTTTGACAATGGCATTGACTACATGCTCTGGAAATTCAGAGTTGCCTATTGCTAAGAACGTTGAACTTATAGCCAGCACAAGAGTTGTGTGGTCTATAAATTTAAGTAAGGATTGTGTTAACTGATCTTCGGTAAAGTAAATTACTTGATCAATGACTTGAGTGCTGTATCCGGCGTTTCTGCAACTGTGTGCAATTTTGTAAGCGCCAATTGTGCGGTAACTTGATATACCGCTTACGTTTGGGCCACTATTTAATATTACTACGTCCATGCTGGTACTTAGCGTGTGTAGTAAAAGGCTTGTTGCCAACTTGGTAGCATTATTGGTTGCGGGGGGAGGATTCGCACCTCCGATCTCCAGCTTATGAGACTGGCGGGGACGACTAGACTCCCCTACCCCGCGGTAACTTTATAAAAACACTTTCAATTTCAGTTCAATGCTGGCACAAAGAACCTTTCGCCACTGCCAGGTGACCGAGGAGATCGCCCGCTCCAATTGCGGGATCTGCCCGTCAAAAATGTTTATATAAAGTGTCTAGCTACCTACACCACATAGGCCCTAAACTGAGCGGAACTACTCTGTCTACGTATTTTTATCTTCTGGAAATAGGTTAGCGTTCCTCACCTACGATTGTTTCCGTACCCCAAAACGAGGTCGTGTAGTCAAGTCCGTATGTACTAAGTTGCGAATTATGGAAATCAACCAATACCCACTTTCTTACGTAAAAGTGTAAACGGGGTTTTGGTGGAGGATAACGGGTTCGAACCGATGACCCCCTGCTTGCAAAGCAGATGCTCTCCCAGCTGAGCTAATCCCCCAAACTTGGTCGGAGTACAAGGATTCGAACCTTGGACCCTCTGGTCCCAAACCAGATGCGCTACCAGGCTGCGCTACACTCCGAATATCTTAACGCCACTTGGGTCCATCGACCCAAATTGCTAAACTGTTTCTAACACCACGTGTGACTGGCAACGCGGCATGGTCAATGAATGATGGGAACACAATCATTGAACCTTGATTTCTAAACGCTTGTGTTGGGATAGCACTATCAATCCCATACATTTCAAAATCTCCACCATCGTATTCTGCAGGGTCAGTGAGTTGAATCACTGCACTCAGCTTACGATGATAGAATGGATCACCATTCATGTAAAACACATCATTGTGACGTTTGTATTCACCTTGAATATCACTATTGTACTCAGCAAACTGAATGTAATCAAACTTGCTGATATGAAAGTTAAACCAATCGTTGTTGGCTTGACATACAAACTTCCAAATGTCATCAAATAGTTGACCCCACTGCGGCATGTCACGTTGGATAAATGCGATTTGACTTCGGCGCCATTCGTTGTTTTCTGCCGCGCCATCTACACCAAGTGTAGCAGTTTGCCTTGGAATCTTATTTGCTTCTGCTACAATAGCTTCGCAATAATCCTTGCTAAACTTGCTATCAAATACACACCATTCACCGTTCATGCTAGTCCTTAATTTGGTGCCCCTAGAGAGAATCGAACTCCCGTCCTCGGATTACAAAACCGATGTTCTACCATTTAACTACAGGGGCTAATCTGTACACTACTTATAATATTGGTACCTGGTGACGGTCTCGAACCGCCGACATCAACCGTGTAAGGATCGCGCTCTACCAACTGAGCTAACCAGGCATTGTCTTTACTTATCCACCTTGCTCAGAGTCTTTGACTTCTGTTGACTCTTCTTGCTCAGGCGGAACATATACATAAGGAACCTTTGGCGGCTTCTTGCCAAAAATTGCTTCATGTCTATTCTGATATTCTTCGGGGGAAACACTAAATGGGCGAGGTGTATCGCCCTTACCACCATGACTCATAAGTTCTCCTGTTATAATTTGGAGCGGGTAGGGAGAGTCGAACTCCACTCAGCGCGGCTTGGAAGGCCGGCGTCTCACCTTGAGCTTACCCGCATATATTGAAACACACTAATGTCCTACAGCTTTAGTAGGCCTCTCACTGTTGCCAATGACGCAGTCACACGTCAATGTGTTTTACTGGAGGTCCGAGTAGGATTTTAACCTACGAATCAACCGGTTTGCAATCGGTGCCATTAAACACTCTGGTACCGGACCATATAACTTATTCATGACCTTGTGCAATCAATGTATTAACTGCATTAAGATCAAAGTTTAGATTTGAAATTTTCTCTTTCAAGTCTTGATATTCTTTGCTACGTACATCTCCGCCGCCTACTGCAATGCTGAGATACATGTTAGCTGCCTCACTGTGGGCCCGTTTAATTTCTTGCTCTAAAAGAGCCTTGCGATCACGTAACATACTGACTCCTTTAAAACTATTATGAAACACACTACGAAGTGTCACTTAAACGGTTATTCCGAATTATATAAGTCAAGCAATGTGTTTTATAATAGTGCCTAAGGTTGAGACGTACACCTTAAGCCAACAGCACCTCTAGCATTATACAGCACCTTGCGAGCACCGCTTCTCTAGCCATCCACAGAGACCCTTTCGGTATCACTGTTTGCTGTCAGCATCGCCGTTTTTAAAGACAGGCAGTAGTCTTGTCGCCATATGCTATTCTACGCTTTCTATCCCGTTGACCTTGCGAGCCATTCAAGTGCGCTAACACCTTACGAAACTTCTTGCATAAACCAATTTCACCTTGCGAGCTACGTTGGACTTGATTCACTTGCGTGTCAAGTATTAGATGCTTTTCACATATGACCGAGTCAGTCTTTGCGTTTTGTTGATAGTTGGAGTTGAACCAACAGCATATTTCTTAAAAGGAAATCACTCTACCATTGAGTTATATCTAACCTACTGCGATGTGCTGACTCAGTTGCTTCATACTCTTTTGGAATACAAAATACAACACACCACGTACCTTTTGTCTTGCGGACTACTCAGTCGTCTTTTGCGATATGTGTCGGGTCTCGGCTTTCGCGTACCTCCACTTACCACTCAAACTGCATACGAGCCCTTGGGTGCAACCCCTCGGACAAATACACTACCCTTTCTCATACCAATTAACTGGACTGGTTTTGTTGTGAGGTCAGCACCACCTGTTACTCTCTAATGACTTGCGTTACCCTTGCAGGCGCTTGAGCCACTAATTCTTTCCACAACATCCAGCGTCATTGTTACAACCACCGGTCTTATCAGTGATCGCTACCTCGCGGTAGTGAGCAGGCTTGTCTAAACGAACTATTGCTAGCGGAGTTATGTAGGCATACCTCCTTTGGCTGTGTCACCACAGTTATTCTTCACTAGACAGCAAGCCGCCTAGTAGGATGTTAAACCACCCTTAAATTCTTATACAACTGCACACTATACAGGATTCGAACCTGCCTCACACTGCCAATAGGCAGTGCTGACTACCACATATCATCAGCGTGTACGGCGCTTTCATGTGCATGTGTATAAGAACTTCTTATACTTGAATTTTTAAAGAACAACGTTAATTTCTTAACATGTATCTATTGTAGCAAACTTTCGTCTGCTTGTCAACGACTTTTTAAAAATAATTAAGAGCTTGTAGACCAAACTACAATTTACCGGTTTCTAGACGAACTCTTAAACTTGGTGTAGAGATTGGGATTCGAACCCAACTGGTCTACCATTTTACAATGGGTAACGTTACCTCCCATCGCTGTATGCCCCTTGGATAATTACTTCCTACTCACATACAGGCATAGACTTGTCCCTAGACTCGCCACGAATTGGTTGCGGTGGAAGTATTTGAAACTTCTAATCCGGCTTATGAGGCCTTCATCTACCCTGACTCACCGCGATAACTTGGTGCCCTCACACGGATTTGAACCGCGGACCTCCCGCTTACAAGGCGGATGCTCTGGCCAGCTGAGCTATAAGGGCTAAAACTTGGTGCGTCAGGAGAGACTCGAACTCTCAATCCTCTCGGCAGTGGCTTCTAAGACCACCGTGTATACCATTCCACCACTAACGCATGTAAAAAGAGAAAGTTCGTTACTTGCCAAGGATAGGTTCTACCTGTCACTTCCTTATAGCTTTTTCGCAGACAACTTTCAAAATTGGCTCCCTAGGATGGGTTCGAACCACCGACATCCTGATTAACAGTCAGGCGCAACTACCACTGTGCTACTAGGGAATAAACTTGGTACTCACTACGGGAATCGAACCCGTCTTTCCGCCTTGAAAGGGCAGCGTCCTAACCGATAGACGAAATGAGCATTAACTTGGCGACTCGTGGGAGAATCGAACTCCCGTCTACGGATAGACAATCCGCGATAATAACCACTATATGAACGAGCCTAAATTTCTTATGCCGACAGGACTTTCACCTGTAATATGCTAGGTACGTGTTACGCATAAGCAACCTAGCCTTCCTAATGATTTACACTTTCTTCATGTAACTGACGACACACTCTGGCGCTCCTAAGTGGAATCTAACCACTCTGTGACAGGCTTCCAATCAAGAGCATAACTGGCGCACCGTAGGGGACTCGAACCCCTGGCCTCCTGCGTGACAGGCAGGCGATCTAACCAACTGAGCTAACGGTGCATATCTTGGTGGACTTCGTTGGAATCGAACCAACGCCTGCGAAGGACTAGGTCCCACGCCGTACTTCCCAGCTAATACCAGAAGTCCAAAATTTCTGAGTCGCATTTTGTACACGGTTGACACGCCCGTCCGTGATGTTACGGTTGTGCCCTTACCTGCAGGACGCGAACACAACTATCTAGCATTTGGTGCCGCCACCTGGACTCGAACCAGGGACCTACGCCTTATCAAGGCGGTGCTCTACCAACTGAGCTATAGAGGCTATTGTATTTGGTGCTCCGAGCCGGAATCGAACCGGCATGCCTCTCGGCGAGAGATTTTCTTACCACTATAGCTTTCGCTACCTTTGCAGTTTTGTGGTCTGGACTATACCTTCATCATAGCATTGCTGCCTTAGATGCTCGCCGTCTAGTCTCTACACGTTCAAAGTAATTTCTTACTAAGCTTCGCTCGGTATTAGCAGTTTAAAGCCTTCACCGAATTTGACGAGTTCTACTCCTGGCATTTCCACCAGGGCACTCAAATTTTACTCTCAAGTCTCTTGTGTCTACCTATTTCACCATCGGAGCAATCAATCTCTTCATTCTTTCGTAGTTGCCGCCCTTTGCGGCTAATCCTACTTCTAACAATGCTTGACGTATGTTACTACATTTTGCATAAGCTGTCAATAGCTCTTGGTCAGTTATTTTAACTTTCCCGCTATTCTTATTCCTACCTTTATAAGTATCAGTTTGACTGTGGCAGTTAGGACAAAGATATCTTAAATTTGTTAATCTGTTATCACGATTGTTGCCGTTGATATGATCTAAATCTAATACTAATGTCTCACCTTGCCAACTATCAATTCTACACTTAACACATTTATATTCTAACAAATTATCTTTTACGATTCTTTGTTTTACCATTTCATTTGCGTAGGTGCTATCTTCTACAAAGATAACATCATTACTTGTTAGTGTTTTGCCCTTACTCCAGGCGCTGGCGGCATTGTACGTATAACCGTGTCTGCCGTCGGCGTGCGCCTGTTTCGTCTTCTCTGCATTAATTTGCTTTAGTGTCGCGCAACCAGCTGGGCGTTTGCTACAGCAATTTTTGCCATTTTTAAGAGTAAAGTTTGATTCTTTACCGCAACCATAATCACATAACATAATGTTCTCCTATTATGTTTATTTATCAGGTAAGCGCAAAAATGCTTAACTTAACGTACCATTATCTTGGTGGAGGCCGAGGGAATCGAACCCTTCTAGTCAGCATGCTTGCAAAGCAAACCCGTAGCCCACTACTGCCCCCCAAATTTCCATAATTGAAGTATACTACTTGCTATGCCGGCCACTATCACTTACCGCGGAGTTGTGCGCCTTCCAGCTCCTTATGCAATACACTTCAATTATGGTACTCGATAGGGGAGTCGAACCCCTCTTCTCAGGTTGAAAACCTGATGTCCTAACCGATAGACGAATCGAGTATAGTAAACACAGAAGCAATACTAACCAGCAAAGCCAGACGTTCTAACTAATGTGCTTACACAAAAAATGCTACCAAATTGTTAAGGAACAATGTTGAACTTGTCAACGTATGCATGTATTATACATGCATTCGCCAAACTTGTCAACAAGTTTTGTAATGTAGTTTAGGCTGATGTCTTGTTAAACTATAGCAGGATTCGAACCTGCCCACCCGGCCGGTAAAGACCAGTATGCTTTCCGCTACATCATATGGACTCCTCTGCGGTACGCTCGGCAAAGCGGTGCGCTGAGGGACAAGATACAGACTTCTGACGATTGCCGTCACCAGCCTGAACTACACTACAAAATTTTAAAGAACTCTGCAACTACTCGATCATTTGTTGCTGTCTAAGTATCAATTATACGGTACTTTTGGTACCTTGTCAACACTTTTTTGAAACTACTTTGTTGTATTTCTACAACACTGTCTGCTTCTCTTGCTGTATTGCTACAGTATGTTGTCAATTATACGGTACTTTTGGTACCTTGTCAACACTTTTTAAAGTATTTTTGGTGCGGGGTAAGAGAATCGAACTCTTGTCTTAACGTTGGCAACGTTAGGTCCTACCATTAAACGAACCACGCATCAAAAATATTCTAATACTAAACTACTAAAAACAAAAACCCCGGAGTGTTTAGGTCCGGGGCTTAATCTTACAAGACATGTAGAATCAAACCCCGGGAGTATCCTCCGCGGCGTTTCCTGTTGTGCCTAGTAAGTTTAAGTTTGTGTTTATCATTGTACTATTATATATCCATTGAAAGAAAAAGTCAACGGTTATGGTGGAAAAATTTAACTTTTTAAAAAGTAACTAGTTCTTACTAGTAATGTATGTTCTGTTCAACATGGTGTGGTTCTGGTCTGTTGGACCCCAGTCACCGTCGGGGTGGAATGCAATAACAGTAAGTGTCTGTCCTTCTTCTGTACGGAAGCGATGGTATTCGCGTTCTTCAATACAAAACAAATCGCCCGCTTCCAAGTCAATTGTTTCATTGGTCAGTGTTGACTTGCCTGAGCCTTTGACTACAACACCAAGTCGTACACTTGGATGAATGTGGAATGTTTGATCAATGCCCGGTGGGAAGAATAACATGTTTAAGCTAGGATCACCAGAACGTGGCGGATACACCAATAAGCTATCACTGCATCCATCAATGTAGCATAAGCGACCAGATTCTTCAAGCGGACCACCTAATACGTTTTGCCCCAGAAAGCCTAAACGTTCAATGAATACCGCTGTGCCATTCGTAACAAACACGTCAGCATCTTTTGCCGCATAGCAAAAGTATTGTTGAGGTTTAGCAGTCCACCCGTTTGGTAAGATTACTTCGCCTTCGAGTACGAAGCCATAGACAGTACTGTAAGGTGTTGCAGTATAACTCGAGTAGCATAACTTGGTACCCGTGCATGGATACATTGTGTTTCTTAAATCGATAAAGCCAGTTTGTTCTTTGATTAGTTTCATTGTGATATTTATATAAAGGTTAAGCCTTCATTTGCTCATAAGCTGTTGTACTAACATACTACGACACTCTTCAAATGTCCCGCTAACTCCCCAACTTGCAATGATCCTAGTGCCAGTAGCGTTAAACCTTTTTACGTCATGCGCTACATCGTTGCGAATTAGTGCTGGACGTGTCAATGCAAAGCGGTAAACTTCTCGAACTTCTCCGTTAATCCTGTAGTGGCGCTCATCTTCTTTGTAAACTTTTTCCAGCGGCGCATCAGTTGCACTTTCATAGTAAATGGTCTGGCTAGTTTCATCACAACCTTCGATTGGGATGTTGAATGCGGCTAGCCTGTGCCCGTCAATGTGCAAGGGGATGTGGCCCACCGGGCGTGTATGATAGATGTTAAGCCATTCGCCTAGGAATGGAAAACGGTCTTGCACTGACTTTAGGTAAGGATCTGATTCTACATTGATTCGTACGTATCCTTGTTTGACAAAATCCGTTTCCAATTTCTTCATAACTAAGTTATGAATGTAGGGAAGGTCTAGGAAATCAGGAGTTTCGTAGACATAGTAATTGTTAAGCATACGATATTTATCATGGATTATTCATACAAAAACGTCAGGGGAATTTACGAGCATGTTCTCAAATTGGGCATGTTGAGCCCACCCGAAGATATCATTGCGGCTTGGATGGTGTTTAAAAACATTGATCAAGTTGATAGTATGTTAGAGCTAGGTTCTTACCTGGGTGGTGGACTTGGTCTGTTCAATCAGCTACTAACTGCAACTGGGCATCCTGGTGTGAAATTTACAGGAGTTGATAGCTTAGAGTTCATTGGTGCCGGTGCTCGCCAAAGTCGCGGCGCTTGGTACACTGACCACTTTAATCGTTGCCTAAGCGAACATGAGCGCGGCAGTTTAGCAAGCCTAAACACCCCACAAGAAGCAACAAAATGGATACAACAACGTACCTTACGACTAACCAACACACCTATTGACTTGAAGTGTGTATTAGATGAAAAAGATCTTGACGATCGGCAGTACGACATCATCCATCATGACTACGGTGATAGTGTAGAGGAAAACTTAACAACCATACGCCACTGCATACCCAAGCTAAAAGACACTGGCATTTACATTGTCGATGACTGGTGCACTGGCGCCCCACTGCGTACTGTGGCCACTGTGATTGCACAACAGGAAGGTTTATTGTTCCCAATCTTGTGGGGCAAGAACAAAGTGTTTTATGCCAAGAACCCAGAACGGGCACAACAGGTTGTATTGGCTATGCTTCGTGATCCAGAAAACAATCCCAAACTGTTCAAGGGTATGCCAGGGTCAGACTACTTTGGCACAGGCTATAAAAGCATTAGGATGCACTGGCAGGCGATACAGTGGAGTTGAAATAGCTTCGTACTTTTGCCCAAGTATGCTCCACTGAACCAGTCTCGGCGTCAACAACTTGACAACTGACTGTGATTCTAAAACCTGGCCCTTGTACAACATTGTGAGGTAGTGCTGTCATTATCAATGCACTTGGTACATTAGTCGTCACACTGTAAACAGGTTCGGGACATTGTGCCCAGGTTCGTTTACCTGCTTGTAGCTCATCCACCCAAGGATAGCGATAGTCTAGAATAGGCCTACCACCTAAATAACTTGGGCGCCAATCTTCGTAGCCAGTACCGTCATCTGCGTACCAGTTGATGCTTCCAGGTGTTTCGGCTAGTTCGTAAAAACTCAAGCGTGTGTTTAGACGCATGGCATCTACGTGTATGTTGTTGTCCTCGACCAATGGGTTCAAGGCAAAGGCACCAAATGCACCAGACTGTAGTCCAAGCGGCAATAGAAAATTATCTACTAACGTCTTTAATTCAATTGCTTCATTTGAATCTGGCAAAGGAAACAGCCCAAGTTGTTGACGCTTGGACTGTTTTCCTTTTAGTTCATCTACATAAACTTCTTGAAAGAAACTTTTAACAGAAGCAGGTAATGCTAAGTTTAGTGGAACAAAGAAGTCTGGATGCATCCGTTATTTATTTTGATCCAACACTAACTTGCAGGTAGCCATAAACTCATCGTATGCTTGTCTAACCATTGGGTGCTCGAGCAACTTATTAGCTTCCTCTTCCATGGCTTTTAGGCCTGCTTCGGTAACTTCTCGAGCACTAGGCAATTCGACATAGTAACGCTCGCTGTCGAACAATTTGGCAAGATGATCCCAGGCAGCTTTTTGTTCTTCTGTGATAGGCTTGTTGTGCGGACGCATTTCACTTGCTCGTTGCACAGCCTTGCTCATTGCATCTTCGGCATAACGAGCCGCGGCAATCATAGGAGCAAGTGCGGGTTCAATGTTAAAGCGACGGCTTTGTCCGCCGGGGTAGCACATGACAAGATGATTGCCTTTGGGAAAACTATCCATGAGTTCGTTGTCGTACTCTTGTACCGGGACGTACTTACGGCCAACTCGTTCGTAAAAAATCTTTTTCACGGGAAACCTTAGTTTGCGTTAATAATGCGATCAAAGCCCTCAGCTTCAGTAGGATACTCAAAGCGATTGATCATGTCTTGCACAATTTCATCGGGAATGTTCTTACCCGGACGGTCTAACATTTTTGCATGTTGCTCGGGTGCAGGAGTTTTAAACACCACTGCTACCTTGGTGTAGTGCTTGGGTGCCATGCGTAATTTACGAGCACGAGTCTTTGCTGTTGTACTGGTCTGATCCCAAATTACAACCCGGTTGTTCTTAAATGCATCAACTGCTGTCTTTGTCATAAGGTCAAGTGCTGTTGGCATGTAGTCTTTAAACACTTCGGAATAGGTCTTGCCCACACTCCGTGCATACTGTTCAACGTGGTTGTCTGTGCTAACAATCACAGTGTTGGTCCAGTCAAACATTTGTTGACCTATCCAAGTTGTTTTGCCGGAGCCAGGAACTCCTACTAATACATATAATGTGCTCATCGCTGTGCAAGTTTTAAATTAAGAACAAAGTTTTCTACAGTCAGTTTGGTAAGAACAGCTTGGATCGTAATGCTTTCATCTGGGAATGTTTCTAAAATAGAAATAGCCATCATACGATACGCTTCTTCCTCATCAATGGCCAGCATGCCCCAATCAATTGGATCTGTTACTTCTACTTCTTGTGCCAGGGCAACAATAAGATCAACAATATCACTATTACTCATCGTTTCTTTCCTTGAGACGTTCTTGACGTTCTGCTTCGTGTACATCACACAAGGTGCGAATCCAGCCGCCCGATCTGCGTGTGCCAATTGCACCACATTCTTCGCATGCTGTACTGGCCCAGGCTTCGGCCATTCGTACCATACCGTGAATTTGGTCGTCCCCGCCTTGGTAGTAGAAACGTAGGCCACCAAACTTTTCTTTGATCTGTTCTACAACAACTTGTGGGCATTCATCCGGGATAGCGTTGTCGTATTCATTTTTCACCGACAACCGTTCTCTAGTAGAATTTACCCACTCAGTATGCTGTTGTATGTTGGCGCATAACTTTTCAAGAATGGGCCACCATCCTTGACTGACTGCAAAGCCGCCGTATGGCTCGGCAAACATTTTGGGATATGTTTCTTCCATGCGTTTAGTAAACGCTTCGTATTGTTCTTCTGTGTACATGGCTTAATTATAACACCTTTGTTGTGTGTTGTCAATAGAAAAGGCTCCTAGGAGCCTTTTCAAATCAGCAATCCAAATTAGATTGCAATACCCAGACTCTGGGCCTTGTATGCCAAAGCAACCATCTTGCGGCTTGCTTGACCATGTTGGTATTCAGTAACCTTGACACCGTTACCAGCAACACGTTGCTTGGCATAAACTGCGTAACCACGCTGACGAATCTGGGAGATTGTAGCTGTTGGGTTAGCAATACCAAAACGCTTGGCAATTGCGGCTTCGCTCAATGTCTCACCGTTCAATACGAGAGCTTGGAACAGTTTGTACTGCTTGGTAGTTTCATCAAATTTCTTCAACATTTTAAGTTTCCTTGTATAATACACCTTGCATCAATGCTGTGGTGGTATATTGATTATAGCAACATTAAAGCAGAAAGTCTATATGGTTCTTAGCCATATAGACTTCTTTTGGTTAAACTAGTTTAAGTTATTTGGTATTGATAAACTCGTTTAGGACCTTGGCCTTCTTGATAATTTCTTCTTCTGTAGGGAAGGCTTTGAAGGTCGGTGTTGGTGGTAAGGTGGTATTTTGGAAACCTGCGGCTTGTGCTTGTGCATGTGCAAAACTAACTTTGTTATTGTAGTCTGACATAACTGCATCGCGTTGGGCATGCCAATCTTGCTCTAGCATTTCTTTTGCCATCTTCAGTAAGTCAAGACGGATCATGTAGCCATTGGTTCCAATAGGCTGTGGCTTAGGTATACTCATAAAATTCTCCTGTGTTTGAGTGTGTGTGCAAACTGTTGTCTGCAAAGTAATTATAACACACTTGTCATAAGAAAGCCGCCAATTACGGCGGCTTTGATAGACTAGTTTACTCTAAATTAGAATGAACGTGTGTAGCTAAGTGATGTTGCTTTTTCTGCTCCATCTTTCTTGACGACATCATAACCTACACCAATAGTGTCCTTCTTTGTCAATGCATAAGAAACACCAACTCGGGTCGTGTCACTGCGGTCAGCAACACTTGACGAAAATGCATCACGGAAACGATACGCTACACGAGCAGTCAATGCATCAGTGACCTTGTAGCTGATACCTGGCTCAATTGAGTAGTAGGCAGTTGCGCTAGAACCAGACACTGCCTTTTGACCAATACCACCACGTACTGTTGCGCTCAAGGGACCGGCTGCAAACACTGTACCTGATACACCAACTTCTTGACGAACTGATGTTGCATTGGTTGAGTCATTTTGACTATTGATAACACCTACGTCACCTGTCAAGCCATAAGCAAGTCCGGTACGAACTGTTAGACCTTGGCGGTGAGTTTGTTGACCATTTACATCTGAATCAACGACAGAGCCGCTGAGTGTAACAGATGTTTGGGCGCTTGCCAAACCAGCGGCTGCTGCCAAAATAGATGCTAAGATAATTTTCTTCATTTGAGTTTCCTTGTAAAATAAGATAATTAGCTGGGTAAATTTTCCAGCTAAGATACTTATAGTAGCATCGACACTATTGCGTATCGTTTAACGTTGTTTTGGGCGTTTGCATAGTAGAAACAATGACTCGTTTACATGAGATGAGTTGTGCCCGTAGCTGAGTAAACATCGGGTCTGTTAAAATATTCAACGCTTGATCAATACTATCTATCGTAGCCAATCTTTTATTTTTAGGAATATGTGCAACTGCCATATGCACAGGAGCCCTAACTGTGTGTGCTAAAAATTTACAATTTGGATATTTTTTAAAAATGTCAACGAAGTATTGGGCCAATGAATGTATATCTTCTAGAGCCGAGCCTGTGATTGTGGTATGAAAGATTACTTTCAAAGGCAGCTGAAGGAACTTGTTAATATTCTCATCGACTACCTTCCAATTGGTTCCTACTCTTAAATTTTCTGCGGTGTTACCTACTGCGTCGATACTGAGATGCAGATACGTGTTGAATTTTAAAATCTTCTCAACAAACACTGGATTATAAACACTAGCGTTGGTATAAATTTTTAAAGTCAGGTCTGATTTGTCCAGACTAACCAAGTGATCTAACAATTCATAGTAGTGCTTGATAAGCATTGGCTCTCCACCAGTTAGCGTCAAATGTTTTAAGTTTTCGGCTAACTTCAGAATTGTTTGAAAGTTGTCCTCGCTAATGTTGGTAACTGATCCGGCTATCAATGAGCTGTTTTGTGCATTACACATTTTACACTGAAAGTTGCAAAGATTGCTGGTACGTAATTCCATGTAATCTAACTCAGTTTCAATGTTGTCGGGTGTAGCAGTATCGCCGTATAATGCCACCATATGTTCTCTTATGCTTTGTAAGCCAGCATCTTCTAATTTTTTGCAAGCAGAACATGTATCGTCGTATTCACCATCTAAAAACTTTTGTCTTAGATTTTTCAAGTACTCGCTGTTTTGAAATTCTGTAGGAGACATATCAAACTGCTTAGAGCTGATACAACAAACCGATACCTTGTTAACATGATAAAACATTGAGCGCCAAGGCGCTGGGCAGAAGAAATTATTCATATTGTACTTATAGTCACTCATCGTCATCATCCCATCCCTCCGCATCCAAATCGATGTCGGAGATTCCTTGAAACTTTGGGTCGTCGTAATACTTGTAGTAGCCCTCATTTGGTTTGAGGATTCGAATATCAGTATCACTTAGCAATAAGTGCAACATCGCTACATCTTCCTTATCAAAAATATCAGCCATGTAAAATGTAGTGCTACATGCGCCGCCGATGCTTTTGATAGGCCCGTGCTTGATGTTGTTCTCTTTTAATGCGTCCTTGAGTTTCTTTGCACCCCAATTGTTTTCACTTACGATGATTCGTGTGATGCCCAACTTCTGATTTCGCAGACGGACTTTATCGATGATGGTAAGTTTGGAAACTGTAGCTTCGTTGGCGTCATTGATTGTTAGCAAACAATCCTTTACCTTGATACTACCTTTGGTGTGCGGGTTATTACTAGTCTCCTTGGTGCTCCAAGGTACAGTACAATCCACATGATTGACATATAACGTTTCGCCATGAAATTTTAAGACCCACATGGGAATGGTCTGGTCCGTTAAGTGTGCTTTGTTAAAGTGGAACACTACGTCCTTGCATGCGTACTCAATCTATTTTGTCATTTTTAAAATCCTTTATTTCTTGTTCGGCTTCTTTTACACGTTCTTTGTGTTTGGGGTTAAAAAGCATACAGCACTTACAGCTTAATAAATGCGTTGTCTTGCCGTTTAGTTTGGCATTGGCAGCGGCTGTTCCGTGATATATGCTTTTCATGCGTTATTTATGCAAAGATTTCCAATGCCGTGCCACATTCGGTGCAAAACTTAGCGTTAGCTTTGTTCTGTTTACCGCATGTCACACACTTTGGTTTCATCTTAACATTTACTGGTTTCAATACTGGTCGGTTGTCAGGTGTTTCGCCAAGCAACTTTAGTACGATGGTGTGCTTTTCAGCTTCCATTGCACCCATAAAAGTTGTTTGGAACTTTTGTGTACTCTTGCTACCAGGAACAGTAATGCCTACGTCATTAACTGTTTGGTTCATATCCATCCAATCCATCGTAGCCATGCCATCGTGAACTTCACTCTTGTTCACAATGCCATTATCAGCACAGTACTTGTCTACTGCGGCGGATGCGGCTTGTGCCATCACTTGTCCGTTTTGGCTAAAGTCAACTGATCGCAATGTACCATTGACATTGAAGCTGGCTGGGTAGATGCTATTTTGATTGGTGCCACCACTTGCAGTAATCCAGCCGCGACTAACAGGTGGAACGTATGGCTTTTCAAATTGGAACTCAATACGAACTAAACCATCTTCAAGTTTGGCACCACGAGGACCATCTTCAATGGCTTGTGTGCGTTCAATGAACTTGAATCGGTTACCGGCATTGAGATTACCATTTTTGACATAACGCTCAAGGTCAACTTCTTGTCCCGCGTTAAGAACCAAGCCACCTTCGATGACATTGTCGCCATCAATGAAGATGTTTACAAGTGCTCGAGTTGTGTTGAGGTTTTTGATTAGAAAGCTATATTCGCTACCAAATGGAATATAGACTGTGTCCTTGAATTCACGGAGGATCTTGCCGTTTGCTTTTAGACTCGCAACGAGTTTTTGATTGTACATCATTTTTCTTCCTTTTACTGTGTACTGACTAAACACATAGTAATCTTAAAGTCAGTTGGTTGTAGCTAATGCTACAAAACTATTTAGTAGTGCCGGTCTGTTCCCGACTGCCACTAAGTTACATTTTGGTACTCTTGCTTGCCCACGGATTTATCTAGCTTACCGTGCAACTCATACTGGACTCAACTTAGAGAAGATACCGCTGCCTTGGTGCGATAGACGGGACTCGAACCCGCAATCTTGAGTTTTAGAGGCTCTTGCTATGCCATTCAGCTTCTATCGCTATGTAATTATTGTAAGACAAAACAATCTAATAGTCAATGATTAAGTTGTCCAAAAGAAACCCGCCGAAGCGGGTCTTGAGTTTCTGTTACGAGGTATGTCTTACCCTAAGCGGAGTTTAGGCCACTAATGCAAACTTTTTAGTTTGCATTTACTAAATAACACTGGAGGAACTATGCAATATTTTACCTACTTATGGATTGACAAGTCTAGAAAAATGTTTTACATTGGCATGCACGAAGGCTACGTTAATGACAATTATATATCATCTAGTAGATGGTTCAATGGCGAGTATCAGTATCGACCTAACGATTTTAAAAGAAAAGTACTTAAACTGTTTGACAATAGATCGTTAGCAAGAAAAGAAGAAGCAAGATTGCTTATGTTAGTTAAAGAGAATGAGTACGGTACTAGATACTATAACCTTAAAACAGGCAGGCCTAAGGGCACACCTGCATCAAACAAAGGGCAACCAATGACATTAGAACAGCGAGAAAAACTTAGTGCTGCCAAATTGGGGAAACCGTCTGCCAGAAAGGGTATTCCCAATAAAACAAAAGCTAGTTGATTCTGTTTCCAAGTTCAACTAGCAAAACTCAGATGGGCCTAAATTAGGCGGCCATCAAAAATGCGTTATCATTTGCATTTAAAGGTTTTGCTTCTACGACCGGGAAACCCCAATCCTACGGCTTCTGCTTTGCCGAGCTGTCCACTTTGTTACTCTTTGCCCAATCGATCCTGTGTCAGGCCCATCAAAAGAAAACTAAAATTCAGGCTCTATGTCCTGGTCCCGAGTTCACACTCTTAAGGCACGTTGTACACCGTGTCTAATTTTCTTTTGGTGGACCTGGCGGGCACTGCCCCCGCGTCTTGAACTTATTTCTCATCGCTTCATACAGCAATAACTTATATTATATACTTATTTGGCCAGCTTGTCAAGCCATTAGATCAGTTTAAATAATCCAAAAACACTGCCATCCCGGTTGCTATACGCAAGGTAGTTGGCGTGTGGTGCACCAAAGTCATTTGACGAGCCAAACCATTTTGCGGCACGATCTTCGCTGGATACCTCTACCCAAGTACCTGTGCCATCTGTGTTGCCGTCAACATCTCTGTTTAGTACAAAACGCTTTGTATCACAGGAAACAAGATTATACCACCATACTTCTTCGTTTGGCGAAGTTGGTTCTGTTTCGCCAGAATACACACGTTGTTCTGCCGCAAAGTAAAGAGTAGTGCCAAACTCGTTTGATTGTTTACGGAGTTTAGCATATTCACTATCAAACGAACCATTGGCATCTTCCAACAACTCGTATGTTTCTAAACGTGCAAGGCCAAGATTGAAAGGTACAATATTGCCATTATCTTTACGTGGTTGTAAATTTTCATCAACGTAGCAGATAAAAAATTCTTCTGCCATGTTTGGCCAACCACTGATATCCGACGAAGGAATACTAAATGTGTGAGCATAACCTCTGTGTAATTCTATAGTTGGGTTTGCATTCAAGTATACATCCTTGCGGCCATTGATAACCTGCTCGCTTGCATTGCCAGTTACTGCCCAGCAGTTGCGATCACCAATCCAAACAAAATCAAATGTTGTCTTTGGTGGTTCAATTGTTGCTCCAGTCAATGGATTACCGCCTAAGTCAGACACATCACCTGATACTACTGTAGATGTATATCCAACTAACTTGCCGCAATAATCGTACACAGGTTCTTCTTGTGCGTAGTAAGGATCTTGTGGTGTTAGTGCATTGACTGCTAAACTGTACACTTCGGGACCTAATATTGGCAACCAGGGGTTGGCATTTGTTATACCATCTGCCTTGACAGGGTAGCTGCCAGTTTGCTTAATACTGGCCACCAATGACTGTGCTGTTGCTGTTGCACTTTTTAAATTTGGTGCATCTGGTGGGGGATAAGGTGGATTCCATTGTACTGCTGGTGGTCCTGCAAGTGTTGGCCCACCACCGGGTACATATGGCTTGCCAGTTGTTAGATCGTGCTTATGACGAAAGTCTGGGAACAGTTGACGGTTGATTGATTTATCAAGTGCAGTCTTAACCTTTTTTAAACGCTTAACAACATTGTCTGGTACGTTGTATAGTATATTACCTAAATTATCCACTCGTTTCTCTATACTACCTAAAATACTTTCTGGGTTGTATCCATTGCCGGCACCAAAACCGCCGTTGGCATCTAAACATACTGACGGTTTGGCCAGGCGGCCTAGGTCGTTTAAGATTGCATTCATCTCGCGGAACTCGGCATCAATTACTTGACTAACAACATCAGGGATCTGTGGAGCTCTTAGCGGGATAGCACACATACCATCTAGTGCTAGTAAACTTTGCACTTCGGCAATAGCGGCATTGACACGAGCAAGTGTTTCAGGAATACCAGACATTGCTTCGGCTGCTTTGAGCTGATCTCGCACTTCGGATAATGCGTCTTTGAGCTCGCCTGCAATGCCGCCTTTTTCTCCACTAAGCATTTCGTCAAGGTCTACTGTTACGCACAATAGCGGACCTTTGAGCATGTTGTTGATACCGCCAAACAAGATAGCACAAATAATGTCCTTGATTGGCTTGTTTAGAATGCCTTTGGTTGCAACGCTTACGCCGGGGATAACTGGGATATTTGCCATAGTCGTATACTTATACTTCCTCGATGCGCTTTTTTAATTCACACTTTAGATCAATGTCACCTTTGGTGCGTCTTGCAAGTATTCCAGCTAGTATGCCTGCTGTTTTTAATGTGCCATACTTTCGTATCATTGCAACTGTAAGATCGAACCACAGCTTTTCAATGGTAGCATGCGGATCGTACTTCATTAGGCCCACTTTAGATCTGGTGGCAATGACGCACCGCTTCTGCCGCCGCCATTTTGATAAGGTGCTTTGCCGTTACGAGTCGCCAATACCGCCACGCTTGAAGGACTACGGCCACCATAAGAAACGTGTACCCAACGTCCTTCAAAAATTACCTGGCTATAAGGCAAGCCTGCTTTGCCAATCCACTTGAACAGCTTCTTTGCATTTTCTACTGCATCACCATTAAGCAACTGAATGTCGGCTGCACAAGCATAAACGTGATCACTTGTATTGCTACCGCCAATGCTGGCATTAAAAGACGGTGATCTGTAGCCCGAGGAAATACTAATAGGGAAACCAGCGTCACGTATAGGGTCTAATATGTTTTTGCACAATTTTTGCCAATTACATGCAATTTGGGTAGCCGAATGTCCGCCATGTGCCTGTGGCTTGTATTTCATGTGGGAATATTTGTAGTATTTGCTACAGGCTGTGTCCCACATTGCATCTGTGTACGCTGAACAATCAGTATTATCCGCAGGAGGTGGCTCACCTGGGGGCTGACTATCTTCTCCTGCACCCGGGCCCATTGTTGCCGCTACGTCAGCTCGTGCGGCTTCGTCACCTTCGGGCGTGTTTGGGTAGTATATAACCCCGCTTTCAGTTGTTAGTCTTGCACCTCTGCCAGGCGCTTTTGCATCGCACATAATGAAATCTCCCAGCTATTTATGGGAGATTTCATTTTTAACCAATATGTACGTCTGGGCTACCTTCTGCCCTCGAGTGCCCACATTCGTCTTCGTCACCTGCTCGATTTACAGGAATTCCTCCTATAAACACAGTAGGACTGCCATTTGCTGTCGCAGTAGGTAAGTGCAAATCGTGCCCAGATACAGTACTACCATCAATGCTGGCCAATTGCCCATTGACATATACTGTACCTTGGGCAACATCTTCGATAACTCCACCGCCATCGTTTTGATCGCCTTGACGATGTACTGCTGGCATTAGAACTTCATACCAGCTGGTGCAACTTGGATACCGCTCATTGCAGAACTGTATTGATCAGCAAGTTCTTTGTCGGTGTTTGCTACACACACTACTAGAGCTTTGTTGATCTTTAGATTGCGTGTGTTGGCAGGATTAACTGTCATCAAGTAAGGAGTAAGTGCTGGGCCACCTTTGGGACCTACACTTAGCGTCACTGGACGATCGATAGTGTAAGTTGCACTATCATCTTCTTTGTAAGTACCAATAAGTTCTTCACCTGAACTCATCTTAAGAGTTACTACATCACCATCTCGTTTTACGTCGATTAACATTTTTTTCCTTATAGTTTAAATCCAGCAAAGGTATCTTTGCTTACGTCTTGTTTAATACCACCGATAACATAACTTTCGATTTCTGTTTCCTGTGGTGCCACTTGCAGTCCTTTACTGCTTGTCCAATGATCAGTCCAAGGTAAAGGATTGTCATTTGCGCTACGTTCGTAACGTGTTTCTACGCCAAGGCCTTTGAGTCGCTTGTTGGCAATGTGTTCGACATACTGATGCAATAGCTTTGCGTTAAGACCAACAATAGCGCCACGGCTAAACAAATAGTCCGCCCATTCTTTTTCTTCAGCTACAACCAAGTCATAGATGGCACCAATCTCGCCAATTAACTCATTGGCAATTTCTTGCATCTCTGGATCGTCACCTTTGAACCAGTTCTTGATAATGTGTGTTGTAATACTTAGATGTTGGCTTTCGTCTCGAGCAATAAGACTAATAATCTTTGCCGAGCCTTCCATCTTCTTTAGTTCGCCAAACGCAAAGGAGCAAGCAAACGATACATAGAATCGAAGTGCTTCAAGTGCATTGACATTGACCATTGCCAAGAACAACTTCTTCTTGACTGCTCGCAAGGTGCCTTTGCCAGCATAGAAATACTGTGACGCTGTTTCGATAAAGTCGTCGTATGCTTTGGTCACTGATTTGGCGCGAGCAATGATCTTAGCATCGTCAAGCATGGTGTCAAACACTTCGCTTGGATTTGAGTAGATGTTCTTGATAATGTGCGTGTAGCTACGACTGTGAATGTTTTCAAAAAACTGCCAGGTGTTCATGCAGCCTTCAAGTTCGGGTAACGAACAGAATGGCATAAACGCCATTGCTGGACCACGACCTTGTACGCTGTCAAGTAGAATTTGATACTTTAGGTTGGCAGTAAAGATAAACTTTTGTTCATCACGAAAGTCAAGATAATCACTGCGATCTTTTTGCAATGACACTTCTTCTGGGCGCCAGAAGTATCCAAGTTGAGTTTGCGTTAGCTTATCAAACACTGGATACTTGAAAGTGTCAAATCGTTGGGCATTGAGTGCTTCGCCAAAAAACATAGGTTGTTTGGTAAAGTCTACTTTGTCCTTATTAAAAACTGTTGCCACTTTCTTGTTTCCTTAAATTGTACAGGCTTCGCAAGCCTCTGAGTCGTCATCATTTACTTGTTGTAATTGTAACATAGGTGCGGCTGTAGTGTCAAGTGTATCTTCGTCCTCACCTTTCATATCGTATGTGTTATGGTAGTACGAAGTCTTCCAACCCAACTTGTAAGTTGTCAACAAGTCACGGAACATGATACTCATTGGCACTTCGTTGTTTGGATAGTGCTTGGGATTGTAACTCCAGTTACCCGAAATAGCTTGGTCAAAGTATTTTTGCATCGCGGCTACAATCTTGACATAACCATCTTGAACACCATCTTCATACAAGTAAGAGTAGTTGTTCTTTAAGCTACCGTACTGTGGAACGATTTGTTTCAACGGACCTTTCTTGGACTTCTTAGTGCTCATTGCCGCACGTGGTGGCTCAATACCATTTGTTTCGTTACTAGCAACTGAACTTGATTCGCTTGGCATTTGTGCGCTTAGTGTACTGTGACGCATGCCATGTTCGGCAACTTCGCGACGCAACAATTCCCAATCGTAGTGCAAGTCTGTTCCTAGGAACTCGTCAACATCACGCTTGTATGTGTCAATAGGCAAGATACCTTGTGCATACTTTGTACGGTCAAAGTATTCGCAACGACCTTTTTCTTTTGCAAGTTCAACGCTGGCTTTGATCAAGTAATATTGGAACGCTTCAGTTAAACGGTTAACTGATTGAGCGGCTTCAACATCAGAGTACTTCAAACCCTTCTTGGCAAGATAGTGTGCAAGGCCAATATACCCAATACCAAGACTACGACGAGCCTTAGTAGAAATCTCTGCGGCAATAACTGGGTAGCGTTGGTAGTCAATGATTTGATCCAATGCACGAACAGCAAGTTCAGTCAAGTTCTTTAAGTCATCTAACTCGCGTACATTACCAACGTTGATAGCACTTAAAATGCAAAGAGCAATTTCGCCTTCCTTATCATCTAGTGTTTGGATAGGGTCTGTTGGCAATGTAATCTCTTGGCACAAGTTGCTCATACGCACCATGTCTGTAAAACTGCTGTGACTGTTGCAGTGGTCAATGTTCATGATATAGATGCGACCTGTTTCGGCACGTTCCTTTAGCAATTCTCCAAACAAGGCCATGGCCTTGACAGTCTTCTTAGAGATTGAAGGATCCTTTTCGTACTTGACATACAACTCGTCAAACACTTCATTGTTACCAAATGCTTCGTACAAGCCTGGAACGTCATGCGGTGAGAATAGTGTAATGTCGCCGTCGGCAAGTAAACGTTCGTAGAAAATCTTGCTCAATTGAATTGAGTAGTCTAACTTGCGCACACGATTGTCTTCGGTGCCTTTGTTGTTCTTTAAAACAATAACGTCACCAATCTCTTTGTGCCAGATTGGAAAGTGAACTGTAGCACTGCCGCCACGGACACCGTTTTGTGTGCATGAACGCACAACACTTTCATACACTTTCAAGAATGGAATAACACCAGTGTGTGCAACTTCGCCGCCACGAATCTTAGAGTTGATGGCACGAATACGGCCAACGTTCAAACCAATACCAGCACGTTGGGCAATGTAATAACCAACGGCAGAAGCACTGTTAAAGATGCTTGGAAGTGTATCGTCAACGTCAACTAATACGCAAGATGCAAACTGACGAATAGGAGTACGTACACCTGACATTACAGGTGTAGGAATGTTAATCTTGAATGTAGAGATCGCATCGTAGTAACGACGAATGTAGCTTAGTCTCTTGTCAGCTGGGTATGTTGCAAACAATGTAGCGGCAATCATCATGTACATGTATTGCGGTGTTTCGTAGATGTGTCCATTGCTACGATCTTGTACAAGATACTTGTCTACTACTTGACGCATGCCTGCGTATGTAAAGTCCAAGTCACGTTGGTGGTTGATATAAACATCAAGTTGGCGCCATTCTGCTTCAGTGTATTGCTCAAGCAATTCGGCATCGTACACACCTGCGGCTACGTTTTTCTTTACTAGGTCATACAATGGAATGTAATCAAATTGCCCGAATACGATTTTACGAAGACCGTATAGCAATAAACGTGCGGCTGCAAATTGATAGTTTGGCTTTTCTAAACTAACTAAGTCACTTGCACTACGTACAAGAATCTCCTGGATGTCGCCAGTAGTGATGCCATCGTTGAACTGCAAGTCTGCGTTCATTTCGATTTGGCTTACACTAACTCCGGCAAGACCTTCACATGCTTCTTCTACCATCAAGTGGATTTTGTTAATGTCCAACGGCTCTTTGCGCCCGTCTCTTTTAATTACGTTAATTGTTGATTTGCTCATATTTTCCTTTAATCCAATTTTTGTGTGCGCTGTCTTGGTGCAGTAAGTTCATACTTAACCAGGAACCATGGCGCAATATCTTTATACTTTAACTAGGTTAGCGAGGTCGCTAGGGCCCCATGTTTGTAGAATTTGCATTTTTGCTTCGTCGATGTCGAGTACTTCACCGTCATAATAATTTAACAGTTTTTTGTTAGGAAGTATTACCAACAAGCGGGGTGTTTCGTCGATTATGGCTAACATAAGCTCACAATCAATTTTGGCTAGCACCATGCTGTAAAACATACCAAGTCCTTGTGCGCTGGGACAGAATGAACCCGACCCAATTAATGCCCATGGGTCTGGCCAAGTTTCTTGTCTCCAGGGATCGAATGTTTTAGTAACCATTGGGACAAATTTCCACCAGGTTGCTACTTCTTGATATGCAGAGTTAGTATCAAGATTTGAAAGACTTAGTCTCCAGTCTCTCCATGCTGCCAGTCTACCTTGTTTGTCAGTAAACCAATGTTCTAAGTTTCTATGTTCCACGCGATACTTATGCTAGTTTATAGTACTGTTCTACTCGACGAAGCCATAGATCTGTATAGCGATCAAAGTCTGCACCTTCTACGATAAATTCCTGATAGATGTTGTCTGCCGAGCACATAAAGATTACACCTTTGCGAATCCGAGTGCCCCATACTTCGTTGTGTGCTAGTGCGTATGCCGTGGTTTGAATAAAGTAATCGTCAATCCATTCACGCTTCTTGGGCTTGTTGGTTTGCTTATGGTCCATGATGGCATCTTCGCCACTGTGGACTCCAACCAAGTCAGTTGTACCTGCATACAAGCCCGGGCAGTACAGTTGGACTTCGGTGCCCCATACTTCGTTGCAATTCACTAGGCCTTCGCTAATAATGGTCTGTGCCATTTTGTGACTTTGGATGGAGTATGGATTTGTGCCAGGTGTGCCAGCATCTCCAGTTAGCACATAGTTCTCAAGCCACTTGTGCATACGAGTGCCACGGCTAGCGGCTTCGGTTGTAATCTCTCGGGCTTTTTGTTCCCCGACGCTCTTACGCCAATTTGCAAGAGCTTGTTTAGATTCTTCGGATTTAGTTTTGTCTAGAATTGTAGTAACGCTAGGTACTCGTGATCCATCTGGAGTTTCGTATAGACGACTTGCGCCGTCTATTCGATTTAATGGTTGGTAGTTGTATTTGGGGTTAAAATTTATCATTGTCATTTATTATACACAAGCGTATATAATAAGTCAATGATTACCAGGCGATTACCCACTGGAAAGTGGTTTGGCTAGTTGGGTTAATTTGGCGTTCGATTGTGTATCCAAGATCTGTAAAATACTGGATCACTTTAGCCATTTGAAGTCTTAATTGGCGGCTATCATTGACACCGGTCCAAGTATTGTAGTACTCGGTTGCTAATGCATAACCAGTGTCAGTTGGATTCTTTGCCATTGTGCTTGTAGTTGATACTGTTACTTCAACTGCGCCATCTGCCGCCGCCAAAATAACTTCTTCTTCTAAGTCACGGATTTCTCTTAAAACAAAAATATCTTGTAGTGATTTTAAACGTGCTTCTGATGCAGTTAACATTACGCGGCTCATAGTCCTAAATCCTTTTTAGCTTGTGCAATTGCATCCTTGCCTACAATTTCTTTGTTCTGTTCTGCTTGATCAACTGTGTCTGCATTAGGAACTGTGGTCATCATAATTTTATCATTGCTAACATCGGCGACCAAGTCGTTGTTTTTTGCTTTGAATGTTGCGATTAGACCACGGATAGCATCAATTTGATTTGATGCGCTAAATCCCATCTTATTAAGACGTTGTACTAACTCTTGCATAGGCAAGGTTGCTACGCCATCGTTTTGACTCTTAATTAAGAGCATCTTGACAGCGTTGGCAAAACTTTGATCTACACTAGATAGTTCAAGCAATATCACTCTTCATCTCCCTGCCAGTTGGTTCTTCTTCTGGGCCTGCACTACTTGGGAAAATTGGAGCTTCGCCGCCAGCTTCTTCACCTGGCAAAGAGGCTGGTAAAGCATCGCCTGGGCTTGTTAAGCTAGTGATAGCTGAATCAAGCGTGTCTTTAGTTTGCATTAACATGTTAATGGCTTCTTCTAATGCGCCCTTAACTGTTTGTACGTATTGCTCGCCTGTTGCATCGCCGAAACGAGCTTTGATTTGATCAACCAATGTGATCATGTCTTTACCTAGCATGTCTGCTACGTCTTCGATCATACCTTGGAAGTCTTTGTTCATTGAACGTGCGGCAATAATAACTTCTGCTTGATCTAAATCAGCATCGTCTAATTCGCCTTCAAATAAAACTGGATCTACGTTGGCCATTTCTTCGTATACTTCACGTTGCAAAATTGCACGAGTATACTCTGCACCACCACGGCTTGCTAAAGTATCGATTTCTGATTGAACACGCTCTAGTTGTTCACGTAACATGCGTCCGCCTAGTGGCTTAACGTCAATGCTTTCCTTACGCAACGCACGACGAGCTGCCTGTGCTGGCGTAGTTGTTGTTGTAATATCATTAAATTTCATAATGGTCTCCGATACTTTATTTAGTGTTTTGGCTTGCTCATTTTGTTCATTCTAGCCACACGTCTGCTGACTTGATTGAACTTTTTAGTTCTGCGGCTTCGCATTTTGAATCTGGTTTTGAATTTAGCTTTTAAGCGTTTAAATCTGATACGCTTTTTGATGTCAATACGTTTGCTACATGTACTTGCCGCGCTAACGACTCGCCCTTTTTTAACTCCGGTTGTGCAACGAACTTTACGTTTAATTCGTTTACCAGAACGGGCCCATACTATTTTAGCTTCGACAACGATTTGCATGTTATTTTGGAAGGTGTGTAATCACATACCCTAGCATTGCCAACAGGCCCACAACAACTGTTGCAGTAGATGTGACCATAATTTTAAACTTTTCATCTTTAGCGTTACTTAATAAAGTCTTAATTTCGCTAAGATTTTTTTGATTATCCGTCTTAAATGACGCAAAATCTGTATGGATCTGATCTAATCGATCTTCAACGAATCCAATCTTTTCTTCTAAACGCTTATAACGCTCAGCACACAATTCTACGTGTAGCTCTAAGCTAGTCTGCTCTGTAATCGGTCTATCGGCTGCCATTTTAGCTATCCCGTAAAAAAACTACTCACATGACTCGAGTCTGTAAGTAAAGTTGTGAGTAAAAATGAGCCTAGGTGAGTGATTACAACGATTGTTTATATAGTTATATTTAGCACGATTAGAAAGAATCGTGTCGGATGTAAAACGTATTTTTGTCGGGACCAGATGTAATGAGCTTGCCATCTAATGCGGCTGTTTCAGTTAGGCCTGTAATTGCGGTATTACCAACTGAATCAGCTGTTAATGTTTCTTCTGTCATTTGGCCAACACGTTCAGCGATCCACTTTAGGCACCATACGCGATGTATGCCTTTGATGTTTTCTCCAAATAAGCTATCGCTAACGTCCTGTTGATCGATACACTCAACTCCAGCAAGCAATGGCTGGCCACGACTTGCAATAATATTCATCAATGTAGCCAAATTGCTACGACTGCTGTTGCTACTTGGCCCAATGTCATACAGTGTCCAGGCTGTAAAGAACTCTGGATCAGCACCCATGTGCGCACCGGGAATCATCCAGGATTTCTTATCTTCTCTTTTTTGCATTATTTTATTGTAGCAATGGCCCGACCAATTGCGTATCCTGTCAATCCGGCAGCACCTACTTTGGCTACGCTCTTTAAAAAGCCGTCGCCTGAACGAGAACCAGCAATAGCTCCAGCGCCTAGCGCCGCAAGCTCTGCGTTACCTGCGTCTGTAATTTCGTAACCTTTGTTTCTTGACAACACATCTAATACTGGTAATAGCTCACTGCGTTTACCTCTTATGCGATAGTATTGTAATAATCTTGTCACGCATAGTTCTCGCTGATGAGTTGTAAGGTTTTCCCAGTCTGTGATTAATCTACGCAAACTTTTGTAATTGCTTACATCAATACCCATTTGGCCTTCCAATCTATACATTAGTCGTACTGCTGTAATTCGATCTAATGTGCCATTGGCGATTCCATGTAGGAACTGCTTTACTAATTTAGTGTTGGCACGAAGCTGTTTGGCTAGTACTAAGTTCTGATCATGTGCTTTTAGCTGTTGGGCAGTGCCACCTGTTGGGTTAAACAAGATGTGCAAGCCTTGGTATAAGTCTGTGCCGCTGATTCTTGGTGCAGTGAAGTTGCCAAATGCCAAAGTACGTTGTGCATAGTCTTTGGCAAAAGGTGCTGTTTCAAACTCCTTGCTTAACATGTAAAGAGTTAGCATGTTTAGAAACACGCTGTCTACTGTGTCACGCAATGTTAGCTGGCCAAGGTGCGTATTACGAAACATCTTGCTTTCGTTACAGTTTTCAAGAATAAAACTAAAACTGTTGTCTTGATTGTCTTCCATATTACTTGTCCTTGTCTTTCATGAACACAGGGCGGTTGACTAATTTAATCTTGCCGTGTGGCGTAGCTGAAACAAAGCCTTCGTGCCCTGCGCCTGTTTGTACACTGCTAGTATCAGCACCAACGTGCTTGTCTAGTTGATCTTTAATTTTGTGCTTGATAACTGTAATGCCAGCAACGATATCCCACGCTGTCTGGAATGGAGCCTTAAATTGGTTGATGTGTGCTTCGACGTTGGCTTGCTTGTTAGCCGACAAGCCGCTTGGACCTTTTAGCCAAGCCATAAACTCGTTTGCAACTGCTTTACCGTTTGTGATTTCCTGACCGCTTCGTGCTTTAAAGTTAACAAAGCTCTTGAAGATGTCTGGTAAGTTAGAAATCTTTAATGCACCAATGGCAAACGGATCTAACATGTCGTCAATCTTAGCGGCTGCTGGACTGTTAATAAGTGCTTGCACTTTCTTAATGTCTGCGGCAGGTAATTTAACAGTGTGTTCTTGCGTTAAGTTAGTTGATGGGCCAAATACTACTAGGCCAGGAACAGATTTAATACCAACTGCATCTGGAGATGTTGGCGTTGGTTCGGCTGTAGCAGAAGCGGCTTCATCAGCAGAGTCGTACATACCATGTACTGCAATGCCAGCACGGCTACGAACAATCTTCTTACCAACTTCACTGGTCTTGTCAATGTGATATTCAACCTTGTTTGGTTTAAAATTTACTCGCGCATCGTCAATAGTTAAGTCTTGTGCTTTCATCCAAAGCATATCACCTTGGAACATCTTGCCTGCTGTCTTAACAGGAGTAGCACGTTTTAACAAGTCATACATACCACCAAAGTGTGCGGCATATTCTGCACGACCCGGGCTGTCTGGCTTACGATTATAAATCATTGCAGACACTTCTTCTGCGCTTGTTGGGCGACCATCATACTTCTTGGCACCAATGCCTGCTTTGTCTGTTACGATGAATGTGTTCTTATCTAGCCAGCCAAAGATAACTGCCGGGCTACCGTCCCACTTGATCGTTGTTGTGTCATGATGTGACTGAGCCGCATGTGTTAGTGCAGTTAGCGCACGTTGAGCACCTTCAATACCGTTTTCATCAAACATGATATCTTCTGGGTGATCGATTCGAGCTTTTGCTTCGGTGAGCTTACGCTTATGATTTTGTGTTACTTCGAATATTTTCATGGTAATGGATTCGCTCTCAAATACTCGTCATGAGCCTTTGTATATTCTGCGTTTTGTCTTGCAACAAATGCGGCATCACTTTCTGCTGGCGTCTTTGTAACTGCTCGTCTTGCTCTCTCGCCTTCATCGTGTGCCTTGTCAAATAACTCGTCTGTGTTTACAGTTGTACCTGGAGTTGTAGGGGCCGTTGCTTGCTGTTCAAAATTCATACTTTTAATTTTGGCATGTACAGCTCGTGCCCACTCTTTGTAAATCTCAAATGCTTTTGCTCTTGGCGGCTGTTCTGCTACCGCAATCTGCAACCACGCTTTAAATTGTTCTTCAATTAGCTCCTCGGCTTTATTAACTACTGAATTAACTGCCGCAGGGTCAACATCAGAACTATGTCCAGATAGCAATCTTGTTAGTGTTTGATTGCTTACCAACAACGGTGGGCTTGCTAGCATCGCTTGCATTTGTTCTGTAGACAAATTCAAATACTTTTTCTGAATACCAGTTTGTCCTGTAATCATGCTAATCAACACAAGTTCTTCTAAGTTGTCTCTTAGATCAACGTTTGGATTCAATGATCTTAAATCAGGACTTTGTTGTGAGAATAAAACTTTGTCAAGTTGTGCGCTTGCAGTCTTAAAATTTTCTAATGCGTCTGGATCAACTTCTGCTGTTTCAGCGTCCTCTTGTTGGGTTTGGATAAAAATAACTGTAGCGGCTACAATCATTGATATAGCATTTAGTGCAGGCTCAACTTCCATGCCAATAGAAGCACTACCAGTACCACCAAGAATAGCATCAAACAATAATTTAATTTCGTTGTTAGCACCAACATTACTTGACAATACTAAGCGTTCAATGTCAGCACGATTGGATTTAATAGTAGGGCCAACTTGTGCAATATCAACTTGAAGTTGATCAGTAGCCGCAACTTTATCAGCTGCCGCCAGTGTCTGCTGATACATCATTTTTACTGGTAGAGGTACAGAACCAGAATCGATTTGGGCTAGCTGATTACCTAAACGTTGCATAACACGCGGTCTTGTGGTATTTGTAATAGCATCTGCAAACTTACGCAAAGCCGCATTGCTACCACGCAAGGCACGAATGATACCAGTTGGGCCATCGCCGCCGGCCATACTAGTTACTTTAGAAACTAAATTATCTAAGAACCCTTCATCTAATTGACGCTGTAGGTCATTAACTTTCATTGCTCGTTTTCCTTAATTGCTCTTACACCTCGAGCAAACTTAGCAGGGTCGCCATTTTTAATGGCTAGTTGCAATCTTCGTACTAGCTCTTCGGCCTGGTGCGGTGGATAGTTAGTTTGTATAATTTCGACTAGATTGATAACACGGGCAATGGCCTGCGTTGCTAGTCCCTCAACAAGCAAATGCTTGTCTTGCTGTGGTACTAGACCTGTTATTTCTTCTAGGATGCTACGAGTTTGTTTACGCATGATTAATATATTTAGCTAAATAAAGTTAATAGGAGACCCTGAAAATGCAACTTTCACCAAGCGCACAGGATTTGAGAGATTTGGCTAATAAGCTACAAAGGCTCAGCGAATACGATACAAGTGCCGATACGCACGAACCAAACCATGAAATTACTGACAGCGAATTAAGCCGCTTAAAAATTGCACTACGCCCATTGGTTAGTAGCGACATGCAAAGCCGTTTTATGCAAGTTTTAAACAAAATGGTTAGCGGACAGCCTGTAACCTTTGCAGAATCAAAACTTATTACGGCTGCTTTCATTAGCATGGCAGACATTGTTGCAAGCGATAGTTCATTGATTTCTCGTTTACGTGCTGACATTAAAGATTACAATGCGGCTGCTGGTGGTGATAATACCGAAGGCGACGAATACAGTCCAAAATTGAGTACTAGTGATTTTGAAGAACCGGAAGCAGAAGAGCTTCCAGTTAACAATCGCGATTTGAAATAATTAAATTTCACGACTCACAATAGCCCTTAGTGCATCCCTGTTAGAGTTACTAGCAACTGGTGCAGTTAAGGGCTTTTTTGCGACTGCGACACTGTTGTCTCCTTGGTCAGCCCAAGGTGCAGACAGCACATCCAATGGTCCAGCGGGCTTTCCTAATTCAAATCCTTCCCTAGCCTGCGGCTTTTCCCATTTAGTAGATGTAGGAGCACTTGTGTTAATTGGTGTTCCCATTGTGTTGCGCTTGAGCTTGTCATACACATCACCTGGCTTAGTAGTACCACTGCCTTGATCGCCATCCATGTCACTAATACGCAACGTATCGGGATTGAAACTTAGATCAATCTTTTGTCCAACTGCACCAGAACTACGTGTCTTCATAAACTGCAACTGTACCATACAACGTTCACGCATTGTAGGAGTAGAGAAGATACCAAATACGTTATCAGCAGTTTGAATCTTAGACAAACCACCAGCAATCATTGAGTGGTCAAACTCAACGCTTTCAACAGCACTACGGTTCAACTGACTAGCTGTTGCTAATAGCAACTGTTCAGACACAACCAAGTTACGCAATTCTTCTGCTACCAACTTGTCCTTAACGAACATGTCGCTAACGCTAATCTTTTGACTTGCTGGCATCATCAAGTCTAAGTAGTCAACTAAGATAGCATCTACTTTGATCTTACGTTGTGTTTGGAATTCACGCACCCAAGATAAAATGTCGTTTGCAGTAATGCCGTTTGTTAGCTGTACAATTTGCAGTACGCCGGCTTTCTTGCCATTCATACGAACTTTAAGATCAACATCCTCAAGTCGCTTAAACACTTCTCGAGTAGGTGTATCTGTTAGCATAGCATCCATACGCATAGCACACAAGCCCTCACTTAGTTCAAGAGAGAAGTAAACGGTATTCAATCCTGCCATTGACCAGTTTAGTGCTAAGTTTTGCAAGAACAAACTCTTACCTGCACCTGATGCTCCAGCAAAGATGTTTAGTTCTCCGCGGTTAAAGCCGCCATACAACTTATCGTCAAGTGCCTTCCAACCTGTTGTCAACTGTCCGTTATTATTCTTTAATGCGTTTAGTCGAGCAGATGGATCAGCAAAGTAGTCTGTACCAAATGTCTTTGGCAAGCCAACCTGCACTGCATCCTTGATTAGCTTTTCAACTGCGCCATACTGACTCTTATCCAACATATCAGCACTTTGAAGGATAGCCTTCTCTAATGCTTTATGTCTTGCAAAGCCTTCAAACTCTGCCAAGAACCAAGAGCTGTGTTCAACTGCTTGTGTTTCTAAATGAGAAAGTTCAGTGTTGGTTGTTGCCTTGACTTGTGTAACGTCTGGAATGTTTCCGTGTTCATTTACATAAGTCTTGATAAATTCTGCCGCACTTCGCAGTCTGCGGTCAAAGTGATCGGGATCTAACACGTTTTGGCAACGTGCTGCCAGATCCCTGTTACTGACCAAGAAGTCCAAAAATAGTTTTTGTAACTCATAGCCGTATTCTTTTACATCATCTGCCATTATTATCGTTTTCCTTTATGCACACCAGCGGCGTGCTATTAATTTAATCTTCAAGGGGCTGGTCTCAATCGCCGATATCACACTTTGTAGCGTAGCGACTCGCCCAAAGTGTTGTACTGCTTCATTGGCATCCTTGATACCGTCTGGCCAGTCTGGGAACGATACACTCCAACCTAGCTCGGCCGCTTGCATTGCCAACTGTAAGCCAGCCCGATCTCTATCTGGTAACACAACTGGCTCGTTATCAATGTCTTCAATGATCTTTGCTTGTTCAGGACTAATACTGTTAGTCATAATAGCAACACCATCTAAACTTAGCGCATCGTATTCGCCTTCGACTACTAGCGTATATTTTCTTGCTTGGCTTTGCTTGTCTAGGTTAAACACAAAGCTAGCTGGGCGGCTTGCAATAATCTTTGCAGTGCCTTTGGGTACTTCGCCAATCCAACGTGCATTGTAGCCTACTAACTTACCTTCATCAAAGAAAGGTAGGATGGCACGATTGTTCATGCCTTGTATGCTACTGGGACTAGACAACCAATCAGTTAGTTCAAGTACTTTTCTACTGTCTAAGTACTCGGCTGCTTCCAATGTTATGTCTTGTATTTCCCACGGGAATTCAATCTCGGGCCAGTCTGGCTTTTTAAAAGGTTCGTGTACTGTGTTCTCATCGTCGTCGACTACTTGATCCCACAGCTGGATCTTAAGGCGTTGGATTTCACCTTCGTCAATGCCAATGGCCCGCATAAACTTAATCAGCTTAATGCCGAGCCGTTGGCCAGGTCTCCAACCTGTAGTGTAGCCGCAGTTAAAGCAATGGTAGCCCACACGGTCTTCTTCAAACTTAATGCCACCACGATGTTTGGTGTCTGGTCGTGCCTGTCCATTTTGGACACACACTGGGCAGTTCATAGTTAACCAGCCGTTGGTGTTGCGCTTTAACGCAGGTAGGTGGGCTTGTAATGTAGATTCAACTATGCTCATATAGAGCTAGTTTACACTCTTACCAGAACTTTGTCAAGGGTGCCTGCGTTCGAAAGACTATCTTGCTTTACAATACGCAACCAACGAACACCAGCGTAGAAGTTGTAAGGATCGATGCCGGTGTAACCATTTAAGTCTAAATTATGAGTTTCATAGTCTTGTGGCTTTAGGTTGCCCCATAGTGTAGATCCAGTGACTGCTTCGTCTAGTGTGCCTTGAACGACAACGCGGCCTGTCCAGTTGCTGCCGTACAATGCCACTGTGAAAAGACTGGTATCTTTTCTGTAGAACTGTGGGCCGTTAAACGCACTAGATACTATCAATCCACCAACGTCTGTCCAAGTTGTAACTTCTTGGGTAACACGGCTTGTTGGTACAACTGCATCCTTAACTTCAACATCAAACGCACCTTGTTGGGCACGATTCCAAGTTAGGGCGGTTTCTAAGCCATTGGCATCAACAAAGGTAGCACCCAAAGAATAAATGCCAACCGGTAGTGTCATTAGGTCACGTGCGAAAACGGTCAAACGAGCTTGCCCATTTTCTTCTACTGTTGCCATAGCACGGCGACGGAAAATAGTAGTGCCAGTGGTTCTGTCCCACATTGTAACAGTAAGCTCGCGGCGTAGTAAACTAACAGGGCGACGATCTGTACCTGTAATTGTAAGATCTAAGATGTTATCAACACCTTTAAACCATACAATACGTTGGTCGGTATAGCTTGGTGCGTGACGAGTAGCACTTGGGCCAGTGCCGGCGCCAGAGTAGTTTAATGATGCTGTTGGAATACTTGAGTTTAATGTGGCCATGCTCTTATTTAGCGATTAGACTACCAATTTCTAAAATGCTAAGTAAAGCTGATGGACAACAAAGTTAAAGAATTTCTAGAGCGTTTCCCGTTTATGAGCTTGGTTCGTTACGGTGAAAACGAGTTAGTTGGTATTATACAAAACAGTGACAACGTGGTTGTTACAATGTACGTCTACAACCTACTAAAAGATGATGCTGATAAAGTTGCTTTCATCGAACAAGGGGAAGAATGGTGGTGGGGTTCTAACCGCTTGATCCCTATTAACATTGTTCTCAAAGAACAAATGCGCCAATTTACATACGCCCTAAAAACTTATAGCACAAAGGATTTTGAAGTGCTATATGGCCACCAAACCAGTCTTGCTAACGTGATAACAAAACGCACCAAACGACGTCAAATCAGTTTGGTGCGTAAAATGCGTTAATCTAGATTAATGTAATCTGTAGCTAGATTACTATCAATCCAAAGTTTATCTGTGCCTTGATATTTTGCAATACTTCTATCAAGCAAGTCAACGTATTGATTCACTTGTTGCGCTGTTGTGAGTTTATCTCGCCATATAAACAAAATTTTTCTAGCTGTTGGTCTCCAAGTACTTGCATGTTTTGTTCTTAGATTGTTCCATGCATAGGAATTTGTGTCCTCTAATTTTGGTAACGGCACATATCCATTGCTGTGTTGTTTAATAGGATCAGTAAGTAGACTTAGCGTTTCTGATATATTAGAGTCAAACAATTTTATACGCATTGCCAATGGCATATCTATCATGCTTGTATGATCCCTATGTGCTGGGACTCTATTTGCGCTCGACCACATGTTCCATCGAAAATTTTTTTGCCCAACCCAAGGCATCAGGTCGTGTATTTGCTCAAAAATTTCAGGAAACTCTGTATAGATAGATTCTACAATGTTTCGTGTCCAAACCGGTGACCACGAATTTACATTGCTGTCAATTGACAAGTAAGTAGATTTTGTTGCATTAAATGTACCCGAACTCAAATCTTCAACTTGCTTACCAGCATGCTTTCCATTCTGGAAAAAGAAAACAACAAACTTTTGCAAATCGTGTATCTGTATCTTTGGGATATCGTATGGTACGAACAGATATTTGCCGTATGTTTTTTCGAGCTCAGTATAAAGAGTTTTAACTTCAGGAAGTTTACTTAACTCGTGATTTCGTAGTTCAGTTAAATTTTCTTTGGTTTCAACAATGACGCCACCTTCTTTGCGCTCGACATTTTGTGCAGTGTATGTTGCTTGATTAATTTCAGTGCTCATGCAAATATTTATGAGCAGTTATGACCCAAGTTGCTCGCAAATTAAATTCATTTGAGCAACAATGGCAACTGCATAAGCAATTGCATGTGCCTTCTTAAAGTAGTACTCACCGTTCTCGGGCTTGGTCCAAACTTCCTTCAGAATCATATTCCATGATTTCCCAATCAGATAACGTTTGGCCGGGCGTATCATGGCAAGGACGGCAGCTAATTGTTCCACGGAAGTAGGGCAAGTCTTCTTCAGAACATCCCCATGCCCGTTCAAATGAAATAACAGATTTACAAAGTCTTCTTGCTGTAGTAGATCCCATAATGGCTCCTGGTTGGCTAGTTGATCTAAATGCTCTTTGCTTTTAACGCCTTGGTACAAACTTACATTCAGTAAGTCTACTTTAAAAAATCCCAGTTCTTCTGCTTGTTGATAATCAAGGTCGCACCATCCTGTAAAAGGATTTGTAGGTACAGGGTGAAAATACACACCAGTTTTGTGCTTTTGTCTATTGCCGTTTGGCAACCGAATCATTGCCGGAACGTGGTCTAGTAGTTTTAGTACTTGTTCTCGATCTGCAAAGTCAATGTCTACGTCAGGTAAGTTCATTATTTCTTTTTAAGATTTGTTTTAACAATGTTTAGTAGATCTTCTTGCTGTTGTTTAATAGCAAGTACTTCGTGTGTCATTTCTTCTAGTCTAGACAATACAATTTCAAGTCGCGCTTCTAGCTTTGCGTAGCGAGCGCCTGCGTCATCAGCGTGTTGATCCACAATGCCTGATTTTCGTTTTGTTTTATTTTGTTTATCCACCATTTAGTATCCACATGCTTGGTAATTGTATCAATTTGTCCCGGTTCCATTTTATCCAACAACTGTTGTGCGGCTTCAGCTGAGTATATGATCCAAGGACTAATACGTCCCATTGTTATCATATTCATTGCTGTTGCTGGTGCAACTTTGTTAAAAAAATCTTGCCATCTATTGTTTGTACGCTCTCCCCAGTCGACCATTGCTAGGATAGTGCGTTCTAATGCACGTTCTGAAGTTTCCTTCTTGGCAGCTTCTTGTACATATAGTTGGTAAGTTCCTGGCTTTGTCCAATCACTTAATCGAACGCTCATTTTAAAAAGCCAGTTTGTAAACTTTTCGCTTTCTAAAGGACGCAACTCAATCAAGTAGTTAGCAAATTTTACAAATCCAATATAGTCTGCGCTCCTTATGAAATCGTCAATTGTCTTTTCTTTCTTTGTATTGGGGCTTACATATTTCATAAAGTCCAACCATACGCTAAAAGCAATACGACTTTCAGGTTCATCCTTGTTCATCCATCTGCGTTTGCGTTCACACATGTGGCTACTTAAGGTGCGCTCACGTGTAAATGCCTTTCCGCAGAAGCGACATTGGTAATCCTGTACCATTATTTAAACAAATCCTTAAGATCTTTATTACCCATGTTTTTGGCAACTGCTATATCCTCTAACACATCATTGCCGTTTAGAGTACGGAACAACTCAATCTCATCATCGTCCATTGAAGGGAACTGTTCGATCAACCAAGCTGTCAGCTTGTCCTTCTTGGCACCTTTGGGTGGGATGAACTCGTGGCGCATCTTATGGCCAATGCCACATAGTGCAAGAGTACGCCAACGCATCTCATCGTGACTGCTGCCTACTGCAATGTAATCTAGATTGCTTAGATCATTGACTGTTGTCAGGTAATACTCTTGCAAGTCCTGTGTGCCTTGAACTTGACTGCCCCAACGTTGTGCCATGTATGTACTAAGCGACTTCAACTCGTCTGGTTCCAGCTTGCTGTAATAGTCGCCGCGGCGCAGATCAACTGCTGCCATAACTTGGTCAATGGGCAGTTGATATTTTGCTGTTGCAGGAGCTTTCTTTTTAGTAGCCATGCTAGTATTTTAAAACCAAATTTTGTTTAAGTCAAGCACTTCTGGAATTTTGTTTGTTTCTTTGACAAAGAACGCACACATGGGTTCGTTGCCTTTTTCAAGTGGCACTGCTAACAAGTGACCAAACTTTAACTTGGGCACATACCACTTTACTTCTTGGTAAATGTTAACTACTTCAACTCGTTGCCATTCTGGTTTGTATCCATTGATAGGATTAAACACAAACGTAGAGAAGCCACGATCGTTAATACTCATTACATTAACAACTTCTGGCTCGCCATGATCTGGTTCGCCAATAACCAATGACCAATCCAATGGTACTTTTACTTCTGTCTTACCAATACGTAGTACTGCGGCTGGGCAAGAGAAACTTTCTAAGAATACCAATGGTACAAAAATATAATCTACTTCGTTTGGATTTGAATAATCCAATACTCCATAACGCAAGTCTTCATCAATCTCTTCGGGTAGACGATCTAAGTCGTATGACCGATTGTCGACTGTTAAAATGTTCATTTGTAAGTAACCTTTTCTGTTTGGTATGGATAATTTGCTTCGGTGTAAAATTTCTTCCTCGTAGTGAGGTGACGCTTGGCAAACTTGGCTGTGGATGTTATGTCCCAAATTTGCACAAAGTCTTTGTCTTGTGCTTTTCTTATACCCCGGCCAATGCTCTGGATAACTCTAACAAACGACTTGCCAGGTTCCACGAGAACCAAGTTAAAGATCCTAGGAATATTAATACCAACAGCCGCGACACCATATGTCGCAACGATAATTTTGTTATCGCTTGTAGTGATTTCGTCATACTCATCTTTCCTGTCTTTTGATTTCATTGCACCCGATACAAATACACTGTCGGGTAATCTTTCTACCAGCATCTTGCCAGTAGCAATACGATCAACAAGAATAAGCGTGTTGCCGGCTAAACTGATCGTTTCAAGTGTTTTGGCCAGGTGATCTAATCGCTTTTCATTTGACGTTAGGTACGTCAATTCTTCTTGGTATGTTTTGTACTCTACCTTGTCATCAAACTGTAGTACCTTAACGTGGCAGTTAGATAACACACCCATATCTTGCAGTTCGCTTGCAGGTAGTCTGTGCAGTACTTCGCCCAATGATGCAATAAGGCTAACATACTCATGTTCTTCTTTGGGAACAGTTCCTGTCAATCCCCAACGAATTGGTATGTGTGCAAATGTGCTTGTTAGCAAGGTACGCAACACATCTGCTTTTGCCATGTGAACTTCGTCGACAATGACTGCAATCAAGTCGTCAGTGACAGCTTCAACTCCAATGGCACTTGTGCCTTCTTTGTTCTTTTTAATAAGACTGTTGATACTTTGCCATGTTGCAATGGTATGTGTGTGTCCAAGGTCTTTCTCATCACCAAAGTACACACCAACATCTAATCCCATGTTAACATAGTCAGCATGTGTTTGACGTACCAGGTCCTTGTTGGGTACAATAACAAGTGTTCGACCAAACGGCTCGCATGTTAAACTCAGTGCCGCTGTCATTAGTGTCTTACCTGCACCTGTGGCAATCTCTTGTACGCCTTGCGGGTTGGCAAGATAACGATTGATACACGCTACTTGATAGTCACGAATCTTGATAGGCTGACCTTCTGCTGGGTGTCCTTTGGGCCAACAGATATGACTAAACGTATCTTCGGTAACTTCAGCAAACTTGATGTTCCAGTTGGGCCGTTTGTCATCGATCTCAATTTGCCAACCTTCCTCATCAAGGATAGGTAGTACTCTATCTAGCAAGTTTAGATAAGTGGCACCTGCTGTTGTAAAGAAACCAATCTTGCCATCCCACCTACCTAAGCGGAAAGCTGGTACGTGATATGCATGCGGTAGCATGTATTTTAATTTGGTTTCGCATTTGCGACGAGTGCTTGGATCAAGATCATGGAACTTGATATTGACTTCGTCTTTAATTTCTAATCTGGTTATTCCGGGCATTTATTATTATAGCACTTTAGTAGGTTTATGTCTATTCATTAGCAAGATACTTATAGTAAAAACCATGATTTTAGAAAGGCAATTTTGCCATAATGCAGAAAAAAGAACAGACTCCGAAGAGTCTGTTCCATCGACATCCATCCACGCAAATAGTCAGCTGTCGATAAACTATTAACCTCCGTGTTTCAGGAGATATCGGTTAGAGATGGCCTTAAACGAAACAGGCCGTTCATGACACTTAAACACCACGCCTTCGCGTTCGCAACCAATCATGCCCATTACACTCTTGCCTTCGGCAAACTTTAACACTTGATCCATGTTAGTGAGGCCAAGTGTATCAGTTAGGTTGGCAGAGTATGCAAGTACTGGACAGTGATTCAGGCCATGTTCTGCAACAAATGCCTTACGTTCAGCTGGAGTGAAGTAACAGCCTGCATCAATGTCGTAAATGTCGTACACAAGGAAATCTTGATCACGCATTTGGTAAATGTTGCCTTGAATGCCGTTGCCTACAATTTCACCTTGGATAGCAATGTTACGACCGATGCCAATCAACTTAGCAGGCAGGTTGTACTTGTTTGCGGCACGCCATAGTGAGTTATCTGCGTTAGGCTTGAGGTCAAGGTTACGCGAACACACACCTACTTCACCATCACGCATGTACACTGTCATTGACGAGCCTTCTAGCTTTTCGGTAACTTCCCAATGTGAGCCATCGACCAGCCATTCTGCAAGTTCGACCTTTAAGTTTTGAACACGTTCTTGATCAGTCTTGGGAATAACTGATGGGAACATACCCTTAACTTCACCAGCCAACTCTGCAGGCACAGGTGCTTCGTACTTGACAATACCAAGCAGGTCAGACACATCATTACCTGGGAAGAAGAATTCACCCAATTCCTGCCCTTCATCAAACTTGCTATCTTCAAATTTCTCTAAGGCCACAGATATTGGAATTAACAGGCCTTGGCTCAATTGACCACGCAACTTCATAGTTCGCAAACGTTCGCCTTCAACACCTTCAAAAGTCTTTGCATAGTGGCCGGGCTTGGTCAAGAACGGAGCAACGGCTGTGGGAATGAAGCTATCAATTTCGCAATACACTGCAAGATCACCTGCTGAGTATTCGCCCTTCTTGACTACCACTGTCCATCCACCTACAATGGCGCACTCAATTGCATCTGCACCTTCAATGGGTCGCAGTGCATCAATCTTTCTAATGGTTGCCATCTTTCTCATAATATATTCCTTAAGCAAAAAGTTGTTGTGGTACAGAGCCAAACAACGAATACAGTGTTCTACTCGGAGTAGAAGCAACTGCCAGTTTCATATTCTTCTTGGCCGCTTGCTTTTTATAATAGTCACGTGCAATCCTATTACGAACTGCACCGCGACTGTTGTTGCAAGCAAAGCATGCCGCTACTAAGTTTGAAGCCGCCTCAATCTTTTTATTACGGGGGCTTGCCCACTTGTCAAGCAGATGTTCTAGTGTTGCATGTTGCGGTGACTTTCTATCTTGATTCATTTCACAACTGCAATAATAACACCTGTTACCTTGCTTTTGAACTAATGCTAAAAGAGTCATAACGGTTCCTTGACAAGCAGGACTTATTGACATTGCCTGTTTTGGTAACTTACTCGCCGCGCTTCATTACGGTAGTTTCTGCCAGGCGCTTCCACTTGTCATTGCCTGCACCGCACATCTTCTTCAAGTCTGCAATCTTAATAACAGTACGCAGGCTCAGTTCACGCAAACGGTCCTTGTTAGCATCCACGTACTCGTACAGTTCTTGCTTGGCGCCTTCTTCGAACTCGTAGTGGTCCAGCATACCGTCCATCATAATTTGCTTGATACGCAACATCTTGTCACGAGTAGTGTCCAGTGTCAAGTCCAGGTAGTGACAACGGCTTTCCAATGCACCCAAGTGATCCTTGAGCTTTGCAGAACGCACGTTCTCAAACTTGATGTTGGTGATAAAGATTGCACTGCCTTTAAACTCAAAGCGATCCGGCACACCTTCTTGACGCAACATACGGCTATCTGTGTTCCAGCAAATTGTACGCTTCTTAGAACTGTCCAATGCGGCTTTCAGAATGTTTAGCGACAGTTCGTCAAGCAACACACTGTCACAGTCGTCAAACACCAGCACGTTACCTGCATCGCTATAATTGTAGAGCTTGCAGTACAGTCCAATGGCGCTCATTGCACCTTTAACAATCTCGTAACGAATACGAGTGCCACCAATTTTGTCAAACATGGCGCTCTTGTCAAGCACCTTCTCAACACCAAAGCTCTTACCCACGCCAGGAGGGCCAACAACAATCATAGCACGAACTGAGCCATCTACTGCGCCTTCTGTCATTTCTTCCAAAATGTCAAAACGCTCACGGATGCGTTCAATTGCTTGCTCGTCTGTTTCTTGCACTTTGGGTTCCTTGCGTTTGGGAGTATCAAAGTTACCTTCAACACTGGTTGCACAATCTGCGGCAGTAGCAGGAATAACATCTTGCATAGATGCTACTTTAATACGGACTTCATCAGGCATGTTGGGGAACTCGCCGTTATTTTTAACGGTCACGTATCCGCCTTTGGTGCCTTCTTTGAAGTCTGCTACGAGTTGGAAAGTACGGCCTGTAACGTCAAAGTTACGATAAGAGCCTTTTGCGATAGTAATGTATGCTGACATTTGGGTTCCTTTGCGTGGATGTTTAACTTACTACAATATCTATTATACTGTCAGTTGGCTCAAAGAGCAACCGTTTTTTGCACTTTTTTCTTGGGTTTCCAGCACTTGTTGCGTAAAAACAACACCGCCCAAGCCCAGTTGGTACGTTTCTGCGACAGCTTTGATGTAAAATTGCATGATTTTACCAGTTTTTGTAATCAATGTGTACTGCATGATGTCCTTTTTGCTGTCTATGCATGTATTATACAACGATCTGGACCAGACGTCAACCACTTTTTGGGAATACCAAAGTAAATTTTAGGGGAATACCAAAGTAAATTTTTGTTGTTTTTAAGCCACAAAAAAAGGTAATACGAAAGTACTACCTTTGATTGCTTATTTTTTAAGCAGATTAGCGAAGTTCTGCGTCTTCCATGCCAGCTACCCGCAATTTTACGACATTAGAAAGTTGCCATTGCTTGATGTCAAGTGCTTTAGTAAGACCTAAAAACTTATTACGAACAAGTGCAAACTCATTCACGATAGCATCCATGTCACATACTTCTGGTTCACCGTCTACATATTTTTCTGCGTCGCGACTTGTTAAGGCACGATTGTAATGTTCTGTAAATTGACGGAACTTGGCACTGCGAATCTTGCGAAGTTGGATATTAAGTTGTTCCAGTATAGCTTCAATTTCTTGTAGCTGATTGAATCTGTATTCTACAATGCCTGGCATTTCGCGGCTGGCTTTTTCTAAACTACCAACTAGCTTTAATTCCATGCGGCCTTGAACGAGTTCGTTTTCAAACCACTCAATGCAATCAGGAAGGCAACTGAGGTCTGCAACAACCTTCCTATACCAAGTACTCATTAATAGTCCTCGTCTTCGTTTTCTAGTTCTTCTTCTTCAATGTCACCAAGGATTTCTGCAAACGCACCGTCAAGTGCAGAGTCAGATCCTTTAGCATCTTCTTGTGCTTGTTCTAAGTTGACAAAGTCTTCTGATGCTCGCAAATATGCCAGTGCGGCATCTGGGCGTTCTTTCTTGTCAATGTATGGTTTAACTGCTAACCACATCTCGACTAGCATTTCTCCCGATGTATCACTCATTGTATTTTTCTCCATATATCCACCTTAGGTGGTCAGCGATACTTAGCTGACTTTTGTTTGTTGTGTTGCCATTTTAGACAAATACTCTTCGCTTTCAATCCACTTGTTGTTGACAAGGAATCCCCACTTGCGTATTTGTTTGCCTGGCATGAATAATGTCCAAGGCGTTACGCCAGGAGCAAGCTCAATACGATGATAGCTGTTAGCGCCACATATACGAAAATGGCCGGGTCCTCTCCATTTACGTACTTCACACGATTTACTACCATCTGCGTTAAATTGTGGAATCCATTCATAGTAGCCGCCTTTAAGGATTAAAGTAGCGTAAGGCCATGGATGATCATGCACGTCATCGGGATCTGATTTAAGGAACTTGTGTAAAAACACATTAAATGGAAACCTTGTTCTGTCTTTAAGGAAAACATAATATCTTTCTAGTAGTGGTTCATCTGCACGACGATCCATGATCACACGGTGTCGTCCTAATCGTTGCATAAGTTTTTTAATCATTAAAATCCCCATTGTTGACTCTTGGCCATAGTCAAAGGAAATTCTGTGTACCTTAATGGTTGCGGAGCTGTTTTAATTTTATGATCCCATGCCAACGTCCATTCTTCAACTTCTGGTCTAACAGTTGTTAGCCACGGGATACCAAGTTTGCATATTTCTTGCTTTACATAACGTAACATACAAACCGGGTGATGATGAGTATCAGTATATACTTCTTTTGGGTTGGAAGCAGACCAAGCCACTTGCAAAGTAACCGGAGGCGGATAACCTAATACCTCTAAGATTGGCTTACAGTCAAATCTTGGATTAAATGTATCAATTGCTTTATTGACTCTATCTCTTACATTGCTCAGTAGAGGATCATCTTTTGTATCACCGGCAAATGGGTCGTTGCCAGAATAATATGGCTCTATCCAATGCATGTTGAAATTTGTTTGCGTGATACCTAAGTTTTTAAGTGCCAATTGTGTTGCATTGATTAATGCACAGTCTCTGAGAGTATAAAACTCAACGTCTGCATATTTTTCAACCCAATCTTGCGAATATGATTGTTGATTAAAAATATTACCCGGGAGTATCCAACGGCCATCAACTAATCTATCCTCTCTTGCAAACGTAGACCAGGAGATGAATGCATGGTCTCCTGTTTTTAGTAAGCCACTGGCTATTGCATGCTGTATCTGGATTGCAATAAACAAATTGCCCGAACCCGGCATACCCCAATTGTCAGTTTCAAATCCTTCTAGCTCGGCCTGTTCAAGTACAATGTCTGCCCAAGTAGGCCAATGATACTTGGTAAAGCTACAGCCAAATGTCATTATTTTCATATTATTTTTCTTCAGCAAATGCGTTTAGGATGAGGTATACGCCATCATTACTTCGTTGTATGCTAACGTCTTTGCTAAAGCCAGCGTAGTGGAATACGCCTTGTTCAACTTTACGAAAGCAGTCGATCATGATTTCTGGATCACCCATGACATCAGCATGGATCATTTCCGCTTCATACAACACTTGCAGTTGTTCGATTAGATCTTTAATAAGCATAACACATTATAGCAGGATTTACTGTCAAGGCCAATGGGGAGTTTCGCCAAGTAAGACTCGAATGGATTGAAACTCTTTCCACGCATCTCGATACATTGGGTTTTCGTGTAGCAATTCTAGATGACGTTCTTTGTTGTCAATAAAGAATTGTGTTACATCGCTTGGGCCGCCTGTGTATCCGCTTGAGGTTCGAGCTGTATATTTGCGATTGGCAAAATCTATTGCATGGTGTATGTCAGCTTCCATACGTTCCAATCTTTCAATTGTACGCTCGTCAAGCTCAACCTGATAAACTTGCTCTTCTCTTGCAACATAACGTTCAGACCAGTCGATCCGGCCGTCTTCTCGATCGCTGGACCAATTCATATAACCAGGATCTTCCCAACGGCGCAAGGTGTGCCGACCTGTGATCTTTACACCTTGCCGTCTCAACCATTTTTCATGGTCAAGTGCCATTTATTCCTCGACTACTTCAGGAGCTTCTGCAGGAACACTCTTGTCAAAGATGTGTGGGTTAGCAGTAATGTCAGCCATTACACGATCCAAACATCCATCATCGTTGCGTTCCCAACCTTTGCGGAACTTCTTGATAATCTCACCATCAGCTGTTGTGTAAAGCAAGCTATTGCCTTCCTTCTTCAACATACCTTTGCCTTCGATCAAGTCAGTCAAACCGCTGTATGGGTTCATACCTGTTTCATAAGGAATCTTAACTTGCACACTTTCAAAAGGTTTGGCATAACGTGTTTTCATGATTTTACATGCGGCACGAATACCTTTAACTTCTGAAACTTTGTTACCGTCTTCGTCTTCCTTCAACTTCAACTTACGCATAGCAACTACAATAGAAGATGCATAGATAAAGCCTTGACCACCGGAGATCTTGTCATCTGGATCAAACATGTCCTGGCTTGCGTATGTGTGGTTAGTTGCCACTAGACCCAAGTTCAAGTCACCAAACATGTTTACACAGTTACGAACAAGTGCTGTTAGTGCCTTAGGCTTACGACCCATGTCACCTTTCATGTCACCTGCGTTAAACTGGTTAACGTCTGTTGGAGTCAACAGCATACCTAAAGAGTCAAGTACAAACAAGACCTTTGGACGGCTGTCTTCTGGCATGGCTTTGTATTGTGTAACGAATTCGCTAATCATCTTGGCAACGTCGTCAATCATGGCCATGTTGAGTTTTAGCAACTTGTCTTCGGCGGTATCAACGCCTAAGGCGTGCAACCACTTTTCATCCAATGCGTTTTCTGTGTCGATTAGAATTGGAAAGATGCCTTGCTTTTGTGCATTAGCAACCAAGTTGCCAGAACAAATAAAGGACTTACCAGCACCAGATTCGCCAGCGAACACAGTAACCTTGCCCATTGGAATACCACGAGTAAAGTCGCCACTGATCAAATAGTTTAGTGCATAGTTGTTAGTAGAGACCCAATCAGTTGGGTCGTTAAAGCCTACAGATAGGCCTTCAATTGATTTCGTAATACTTTTACGAAACTTTGATACGTCAAATGCTTTTGCCATTATATTCCTTGTAGATGAAGTGGGAGAGCATCATGCTCTCCCGTGTGTCAATTAGGCTTGACGGCTACGAATCATCTTAAGGATGTCGTCAACACTTGGCTTTGCGCCAGCTTCGGCTGCTGGTGCTGCCGCTTGTGCAACTGGTGCTGGTGCTGCCGCTTGTGCAACTGGTGCAACTGGTGCTGGTGCTGCCG